CATCTATACTATTCTAATATTTTATATTTTATATTTTATATTAAAGATAATCCGTATCATTAGGTAGATGTGCGGAATATTTGCTTTGATTTCAGAAGATCCTGACCCCGACGTCTATCAATGGATGACTGATGGAGCAAAACGAGGTCCAGATGGTACGACGTACTATACAGACCGACATTGTTATATGGGTTTTCATCGTCTTGCCATAAATGGTCTAAATAATAAATCCGGACAACCTCTCTTTTACAAGAACTATGTCTTGATTTGTAATGGAGAAATTTTTAATTACAAGGAACTGATAGCCAAGTATCAGTTGACACCAACAACGCAAAGTGACTGCGAGGTCATTGTCTTGTTATACGAACTTATGGGCATCGACTTCTTGCATGAACTCGACGGCGAATATTCCTTTGTACTCTACGATACCCAACACAAAACCTGGACGATTGCACGAGACCCTTTCGGAATTAGGCCTCTTTATATTGTAACAACTCCCACCCAAGTATGCGTGTCGTCTGATTTGGGATCCATGCAGGCGTTTGATTATGCAGATTGTAATGCGTTTTCACCTGGACATTATGGCGTATTCAAACAAAAAAAGATGACTTTATTGCCTTTTTATAGACTACCTCATGCGTCTAAACCAGTGAACGCGTCTCTCTTGTATACCATACTATGTGAAAGTATCCGTAAACGTGTTTATAATACAGACCGACCCGTGGCTTGTCTCCTCTCAGGTGGATTAGACAGTAGTGTGGTTGCTGCCATCGCGGCAAGGTATTACAAGGAGAAAACAGGTAAGGCACTAGAGACCTTTAGTATTGGCCTAAAAGAGGCAGAAGACCTTTTGTATTCTGCCAAAGTCGCGACCCATATACAGAGCAATCATACACAGATCATTTGTACAGAAGATGAGTTTTTTGGATCTATTCCACAGGTGATCCGAGACATTGAAAGCTATGACACGACGACCGTTCGAGCAAGTGTCGGGAACTGGTTGGTGGGTAAATACATACGAGAACATAGTGATGCAAAAGTTGTCTTGAATGGAGATGGTGCAGACGAGGTCATGGGAGGATACCTCTATTTCCATTTATGTCCATCGGCCCAAGCCTTTGATGAAGAATGTAAACGTCTCTTGGAAGACATTTCCTTTTTTGATGTATTGAGAAGCGATCGTTGTATTTCTAGTCATGGCCTGGAACCCAGGACACCTTACCTAGACCCTGCCTTTGTAGAGGGTTATCTCAGTCTAGACAAAGAAACTAGATTTCATCCTGGAAAGAAACAACAAGAAAAACATTACATCCGACAAGTCATACAGGAATATGATCCATTCCTATTGCCGAAGGAAGTGTTGAACCGTCAAAAGGAAGCATTTAGCGATGGCGTGAGTAGTAAGAAAAAGGCTTGGTATCAAATGATCCAAGAACGAGTGCCTTCCATGGAACTAGTAACCTATGAGAAAAACCCTCCCACTACACCGGAACAAATGTATTACCGATCTATCTTTGAGTCACAATATCCTGGTGGTGGTAATCTTATTCCATATTTCTGGATGCCACGCTTTACGAATGCCAAGGATGCAAGTGCACGTACCCTTTCTATCTATGCATAGATAAACTCTTTCAATTTCGATGCAATGTATTCAGTCACTCTCTTGTGTAGTTTCATTGGGAGGTTACGCTTCTTGGTCTTGAACATTGGTATGTTTTTCTGAATACGCATGTTGACTTCTTTCTCGTCCAATACATAGTGGTAGGCTTCGGAATGGATATAGTATATTTGTAGATGTTTCATACGTTCATGATACTTATCGTCTATAAAACAAAATAAATGAGTGGTTCCATCCTTGATACAAGAAAACAAATCATGGTAACTCTTTTCTCTTGTCGTTCTCTCGGTGCTATGATAAGTGATGAGTGGTTCAAAGAGCGAACATCCTAACTTCATATGTATATATTGGATCACCTGGTGCACAAAATCTTCGTTACGGTTGTTAGTATACAGAACAATTCCTTTTACTCGATGTTTTTTTTTCAATAAAGCAAGTGAATGCAACAATTCAAACAGTTGAGGGCGAAATATTTCAGGGAATAATTCAAACAACGGTGCATACGTTTCCAAATGCGTTTGATTAATAATATAGACAATTTGATCGAAGAACCCCAACGTTTGGTCCAAATCGAAGACAATCATTTTATGTTTCATAAAAAAAATAGGGATATATACTAGAGTTATTTTAATGTTAAAACCCTTGTCTTTCCCAGAGTGTAAAGGTTTACTACATTATTATCATGTAAGACTGCCTTCGACCATAAAAAAAACAAGGGACATGGCCTTGTTTTTATTCTTGACAAAATTATGCAATTATGATAAGACAAAAATATCAGGGCTTTTACACTCGAACAAACATTATAAAAATTATAGAAAAACATATAAAAATCACCTCTAATCTTTTAGATGATCTAGAATATCCAACAACAACTTTTCTTGTTTCGTATTCTTCTGAAAGACAATACTGTCCTGTAATAGAATTTTAAAAAACTTATTGTTTCCGTTCTTGCACAAGAGATAGACCTTTTCTTCGCGTGTCTGTAGGTCAACGATAAATCCGCCTCTCATGAGTTCTAGACCATGATCTTTTTGAATGTTAAAGTATCTTACATAACTACCTGGACGAAATTCATCTATTTCATCTACATATCGATACTCGACCAATAACTTTTTATACACCTTCCTTTCCTTTTCGGTTTCCAAAAGCTGAGACAAAATGGTATTTTTTTGTTTGCGGATAGTGGCATGGTCTGTCAAGTTGTATTTATCCATCTCTTCTAGGATACGTTCCATTTCATCCTCCATCTACTTACACAATCAATATCTTTTAATATGCATTATACGCACCGATTTCATTTGACGCAATCGGTTCACTCAATCCATAGGATGGGGGAGCATAGTTCTCCGGTGGTTGTGATGGTGCAGGCGGAGGTGGAGCCTGCAAAGGAGGGCGTTGATAGTTGGCTACGTAATTCGTAGGGGCAACCTTTTCCTTCTCTCTTTCCCTGGGTTCCTCTTTTAATCCGAGAAGGGCAAGTCCTCGATCCAATAGAATGGATACCTTTTCCGAAAAAGCATTTTTCATGCATAGCATCAAAAACAACACCACCAATATGATTTCAATGAGGTTCAAGTTGGAGTAAGGCGATTTGCTGTATGTAGGGAAAAACACAACCCACTTGTGGATAAAAAAGAACACTACAAAAATGGCAATCGACTGCAACACCACCTCAATCACAATTTCAATACTGTTCTTTTCATCATCTCCCTCGGGTACGTACATCTTCATCGCTTTTAAAAACAATGCCAAAGGGATAATAGCCAAAAGAATATATTGAATCATGTTGATCAGTTCGTTTTTTTCAAGGGAAGAGATATGGGTCATGTGTTCTACAAATGAACCGCCTGACCCTCCTACCATTTTATCGTCCAAATCATTTTCCATGTTTTCCATAATATACATAACAAAGAAATTAAAAAGATTAAGAATAAGAAGATTACGATTATCATTTAAAAGTAATTTAATACTCCCTGGATATGAGTGGTACAGCGGCACTTGCAGCAGCAAGAAGACGACGAGCACAGCCTACTGGAGATGACCTTCCTAAAAGTAGACCCAATACAGCCGTGTCAACACCTTCAGCTCCATCTGCTCCTACTCCCACTACTCCTATACAGGTATTGATTAAACATGATAATAAATTAAATGAACTCAGTGAAGATGTGACGCAATTGAAAGGATTGATCAAACAAAAGGATCCAACTAATCCTAACGACATTGAGTATTTTAAAACTCAATACACTCAACTGATCCATGAAGTGGCTGAACTAAAGAAGCTTATCATGAAGGTGCAAAGCTTCTCTATGGAGAACAACATGGAAATCATTCAATTGAAAAAAGCGATCAAACAGGATAAAGACAAGGATAAACAAGATATTTCTGAAGAACCAAATGAGATATAAAAGAAAGTTACTATCTTTTACAATAGTATGAAATGTTCTATACAAGACATGAAAAAAATGATGGAGTGGATTGAAATGTTTAAATTCATCAAAAATATCAATAAACACGTCACTGTACAATGTACTGACAGTGAGTTGTTTATTCAAATTATGGATAGTTCGCACATTTGTCTCGTTGATTTTAAGATTGCCTCGTCCTGGTTTCATTCGTATGAATCATCCAACGAAGTGTTTAGTATGAACAGTAGTGTAATGGTCAAGATTTTTAGCATGTTTACAAAAGACAGCACACTTGAAATAGAGACAAACGATGACAAAATATTCATTCATTTGTTTAATACTCAACAAAACAGACATTTTGAAGTACCCTTAATGAATATTGAGCAAGATATTCTATCGTCTATCCTTACTGAACCGTGTGTCGATTTTTCCATAAAAAGTAAATGGTTTGATAAATATCTACAGGAGTTGTCTCATTTTGGAGAACAGCTCAAATTGAAAATCCGCGAAGACTGTATCTTTCTAGAAACTTCGAAGGAAGAAGGACTATATCAAATTGAAATACCCAACGAACAACTCGAGGAATTTAACATTGTAGAAAATTACACAGTTGAACTCGTCTATTCCTTACGGTATCTTGTATTGTTGTCTAGTTATTCACTTGTTTTTCCCGAGGTGCATCTCTTCTTCGATGAACACAGTCCTTTACGGATTACCTTTAAGCAAGAGGGTTTTTTGATACACTTTTTTCTTGCACCCAAGTTTACAGATGAGTAATCGTTCAAAGGAAAAAAAGAATACCTTCCTCTTTCTTATGTTGACCCTAGTCTTTGTCATAGGACTATTGATATTGTATTTACATACCTATGTTCATTTTTATGTTCATCCATCGAATGAATTGATTACATTAGAAGATGTCTATCGACAGGAATTGACATCTCAAATCTATACGAAATTGCCACTCCTGTTTCATGCAAAAACCATTCGTAGAGATCCCGAATTAGTTGAAGCAGTTCAAAAAGACGGATATGATGTTTATGATACGGTTTATGATCCGGTCGCGTTACTTGAACCATCGGTTAAATTCTTTCCATCTTCCAAGGTGTATCAATTTAAGGAAGCTACAAAGACAGATGTCTCTGGACAAGCGAATGCGGAACAAGCGACAGCGGAACAAGCGACAGCGGAACAAGCGACAGCGGAACAAGCGACAGCGGAACAAGCGACAGCGGAACAAGCGACTGCGAAACCCTTTATCGTTGAGACAAATTTAGCATGTAGAACATTTTATCGAATACATACGGGTAAATACAAGGTCACTTGTATTCATCCAAAATATAGAGATCATTTTAACAAAGGGGTCAAGGATCCTACTTTTATTCAAAGTCATCCTCAAATGTTACATCTAGAATTACATCAAGACAGTATCCTGTTTTTACCCAATTATTGGTATGTACTTCTAGAACCGATCGACCCTGGACAGATTGAGGTAATACAGTATTCTACGCCTCTCAATCTATTGAATTTTGCATTTGAGCAAATGAAAGATGTGTTTAAATTAGCATAAAAAAACACCCTTCCACTATAATGTTAGAGGACGTTCTTACGGAACGAACGCCTTTTTATTTATTAGGTACCATCTTTTTAGGGGTGACCATCTTTCTGAGTCTCGTCTCTACATTTCATACACAAAAAAATGGAGAAGATTTCTTCCCACTTGGAGGTGAATACAAAGGTAAATATATTCTGGATGGGTCCTTTTTGGATAAACTGTGTTGGTATTTCTCCCAGCTTACCCATCACACCTTATTCCTAATGTTTTTCTATTTCTCCATGGCCTTACTCAATATACGGTCTGTTAAATTCTTCAAGATTATTGCACCCTTGGCCCTAACAATTAGCGTCTTGTATTTTTACTTTCTATACCCAAAACAATCCTTAAAAATACATCAACTGTCTTTTACCAGCTTCTTCTCCCATTTCATGATTATCTTTCTTGTCTTTGGAGAGTTGATGTATATCAAAGAATATCGTTTTAAGGAGACCACAAATTGTCTCGTCTTTATCATTACGGCATTACTATGCGTCATTATTAATTATTTCCTTCGCGGTGTCTGGAGTTATAACATGATTGTACTCGACACTGTAAAGGGCTGGAGACTTATCTCTGCATCTGTTCTACTCATGTATTCTTTTAGTGTAATGTTTTATTTATTCAAGTACGATGGAACAGAAACCATATCCTGGACAGAAAGTGGTTACTTTTTATCTTCTATGATAAATTTGGTCTATGTTCTATGGTACACCTCTTAAATACTTATATTTTGGCACCAAGAGGGTTACCGTATTGATTTTGGAATTTGGCAGCGGGCTTGCGTCCCTGGGCGGCATACTCTTTGTATCCATTTTCACTAGATTTGACACTTCCGATAGAGTTTTTTCTCCGAAGGGAAGGAGAATTTAATGTGCTTCGACTTCTGGAACGCGAGTTCATTCCATAATAGATAGATGAATTAGTCGACGGGTCACGTACGACCATCCGGGTTTCTGCCTTGGGCTTCTTTGCCTTTACGGTCCGTCTGCTGGGGTTCTTTTCCTGATGTTCCCGAATTTGTTCTAACATACGGTTCAAGCTATTGGTGATACCCTCTCCATTTTTACCCGTAAGCTTTTTCTTGAGTTGCTTGATGTTCAGGCCAAGCGTTTTGTTCTGACCACTCTTTAAATAAGAATTCAGTCTCACCTGAAGGCTTTCCTTGGCCTTGGCTACATTGGCTGATTTCTTACATAAAAACTTTTCATCGCGTTCAAACCCAGGTTTGCATTTTAGTGAAAACTTACAGGTCTTTGGGTTAAGGTCTTTGTCCGCAGAGCAATGTTTGTACGCATCCATTTCTTTTGTCATTATACTATATTACAATAAAATAAATTTAAAATTGAGGGCAAGTATTATAAATACTCAATTCTAAACCATGGCCATGATTGGACAACAAATGTATCATCCAGTCTTTAACTTTGAAACACAAGAATATGAAGACGTTTGCCCTATACCTCCTCGAAAATCAGGCTTTCAATATGTTTGTAAATGCAATCATACCACATTTCATACCATGACAGAATTCAAGAGACATGTCAAAAACAAAACGCATCTACGTTACATTTCAAACTATCTTGAAAACATGAAGGAAACGGAAGAATTTGTCTCTTTGATTAAACAACAGCGTATTGAAATCGGATTACTCCAACAGAAATTGGCCTTGCTCAAGACGAATGAAATAGACAAGACTGCAGAAAGGACCGAAGTCTCTTTGCTATTTGAACTCGATTAAACTGGATTAATATTTAAAGAAACACAGTTATTTCTCTCTAGAAATGAACGAGACGAACAAGCTCCTAGATGGGTCCCTTTTTGAACGGAAGACTTCGATACGTACAGAGAAAAATCACATCTTTTTTTACACCGAGGTTGACCGTGATAGTATTCATGAACTTATCGAGACCATTCGTGAGATGGAAGGATACTGTGCTCAAATGAAACGCCAAATGAACCTAAAAAAAGTACCTATATATCTACATATCAATTCATATGGCGGATGTATTTTTTCTGCACTCAATGCGATTGACTATATCCAAAGTTGCAAGGTTCCCATTTACACTATCATTGAAGGTGCTGTTGCCTCGGCCGGAACCCTGATTAGCGTCTTTGGTACAAAGCGTTATATGCGACCAAATGCACACATGCTCATTCATCAATTGTCTTCTTCGTGTTGGGGAAAGATGAACGAGATTGAGGATGAATACATCAATCTTAAAAATCTCATGGTCAAGATACGTTCCATTTATGCAGAACGAACCACCATTCCTAAGAAACAGATACGACGTATTCTAAAGCATGATCTGTGGTTTAATGTGGACGAGTGTATCGAGAATGGAATGGTAGACGAAATTTGGAACGATTAGGTTCTCGAGTGAATAGATTCTGGAGAGAATAATCTAACCAATTACGAAGAATGATAAAATAATATTAAGGTTATATAATATGAGTTTAACTGTAAGTAGTGTGTCACCAAATACCGCAGCACCCAATAGCACAGTCGTTATCAATGGAACGTATCTATCCAATACAGCCTTTGTAAGGTTCAACGACGTTAATGCGACATTTACCGCTTTAGAGAACAGTATTACTGTGACCGTACCTAATAATACAGGAACTGCAATCGTCTATGTGGTCGATACCTCTGGAAATACCTATACGGTTCCAGGTAGTTTCCTCTATAAAATCACAACGATTACCGGAATGAGCCCTGAATCTGGTGTCATAAATGACATCATTGAGTTGATCGGAACGAACTTAGAAGATACTTCTTCTATAGAGTTTGGTGGTGAAATTGCCACAGATTTTACAGCTACGTCTACCGCAATTGATGTAACTGTTCCAGACAATACGGGGAGTGTTACTGTTACCGTGATAGATATCTACGGGAACCAAACAGTTGCTCCGATTGAATTTATCTATAACGAAACTGGACCTCCACCTCCACCTCCTGATAAAGTGACTGAACCTCCGCCTACAGACCCGAACATTCCACCTGTGCCTGTGCCTGTACCTGTTCCTGTACCTGTGCCTGTACCTGTGCCTGTACCTGACACTTCTTATATGTCTATGATTTGTTTTCCTTCAGGTACACTCATAAAGAGTGACCAGGGAAATATTCCTATTCAAAAACTTATTAAAGGATATCACACCCTTCACGGTGAAGAGATAATAGCCATCACGGAAACGTATAGTATGGACCGTGTCCTGGTCTGTGTAGAAAAAGATGCGTTGCGTAAGAACTCTCCATACACCCAAACTTTCATCAGTCCTCGTCACAAAATTTATTACAAAGGTAAACTCAAGGCTGCACATCGATTTGTGAACCATATAAAGGGGTTTAAGTTTGTGCCTTACCAAGGAGAAAAACTGTACAATGTTCTGTTGACCGAGTATGGAACCATGAACGTTCAAGGTATGATTTGCGAAACGTTGCATCCTTCCAACCCAATGGCAAGACATTATCGTGGCATGGCAAAAGATATGGTTCAACGTTCATTATGCATCGGCCTGAACCTTATGCATCGGTCTGAACCTTATGCATCGGCCTGAACCTTATGCATCGGTCTGAACCTTATCGCAAAATAGATATAAACACACCACAATAGGTTATAGAACAGCATGTCCCGACCTCTAAAATCGTTTGTAGACGATGTCTTTGATGAGAACCTTACCTGTATTTCTTCACCCACTCGGATGAATAAATACATTCCTGGTATTTTAGACACTCGATTTATGTATGGAAAGGAAAACAAAAAGATGCTCTACCTATGTCATCCTGACAATAAGGAACTTCCTGATTTCTATGTGGCCTATCAAATCCCTCCACAGTTTGAAAAAAAGAAACTCTGTTATTATGTGACCTTTCAATTTAAACATTGGAACCTGCACCAACCCATGGGAACGCTCACTCAGAATTTTGGCTCAATTGATGTATTGGAACATTCATATGAGTATCTCATCTATTGTAAAACCTTACAAGGATCTTTGCAACTCATGCAGAAAGAGGCGTTGAAACGCATCCCTTCTTTCAAGATTGACCTTCCATTCAGAGAAGATCGGGTCCTTACGATTGATGGACCCGAAAGCATCGATTTGGATGACGGGTTTAGTATCGATGCAGATAAAAAAAGTATTTATATCTCTCTTGTACCCTATGTTTTAGAGACCTTGGAGCTGACGGATTGTTTATTGAACCGTGTAGCCAATATTTATTTTCCAGATAAACGCATCAGTATGCTGCATCCAATTGTAGCAAGTTTATGCTCTTTACACAAGGGATGTGAAAGAGCATGTCTCGTGCTAGACCTTTATCACGATGGAAGAAAATCATTTCAGGTGGCAAAGATACGTGTCTCGGATAATTTTCATTACGAAGAAGAACGTCTATTACGAGACAAAGATTACCAAGCCTTGTTACACAATACGTCCTCTCAGGACAGCCATGACCTAGTCACTACTCTGATGAAAGAAATAAATACCTATAGCGGATCTATTCTAAAGAAGGGTATCCATTTAGATATCAAGAAAACACACCAGATATTGGACAACCGATTTCCTGAATATTTTATGAACTATTCTGAATATAGCTATACGGGTGATTATGCACAAGTGAGCTCACCCATACGTAGGCTGGTCGACATTATGAACATGACACAACTATGCATAGAACAAAAATTATATCCATTCCATCCTGAAGTTTGTCTCCGTTTCTACGATAAGCTAGAAGAACTCAATCAATGCATGCGTAAGATAAAGCAGATACAATCCAAAACCAAATGGTTTCATCATCTTTCTACTCATACAACCAATACCTATATTGCAATCGTATATTCCAAAGAAATGTCAAACAAAGCACGTGATGTATGGAAATATACTCTTTATCTACCTTCCATTGGTAACACGTGCAGCATTCATACATCGAATGAATATGAAATTCTATCAGAAATACGTATTAAGCCTTTTCTTTTCATGGATGAGTATAACCTCAAGAAGAAGGTTCGTTTTCAAATAGAATATTTATGACTTCAAAATGTCTAACACTATTTTATATGTTTCCTTACTACGACCGCTACTACCCTTACGGACCTTATGGTCATCACCATCACCCACATCACCATCATCATGGCCATCATGGTCATGGAGGCATTTACAATAACTTAGTTGTCACGGTAGGACCGCAGTATGAACACTACGAACGAGATCATTGTCGTCACCGGTGGGATCGTTAAATGTTCTGGTTCGAATGAATAGAATATTTATCATTATAAAACGTCTAGTGGTATTCTACACATGTACCCGTTCCAGCGAACCCCCCGTTACAATCACAACCATCAATCCGATATTGTCAATAACTTGGTCGTGCATGTCGAATACGAACCTTACTATGATATCAGTGGAAACTGCAGATGCCGCAGTCCGCGTAGCAGAAGCCCTCGTAGCCGAAGCCCGCGTCGGCGATCATAAATACAACGAGTCTTGAGTACATACAAATTTCAACAGTTGTCGAGTACCCATTTTCAACAAGACACTTAGTTCAGGCTTATCCTCGTATGCACGTTCCAGTTCCCTTGCCATGTTCACCAACTTGAGACAAACCTTGATAAAGTCTGCGACAAACAAACCCTTTTCATGTTTAAACGTTTCAATCCATTGAACGCTTTCCATTTCATTCGTGCAATTCTCCATCCACCCAGTCACATACTTGGCCATGTCATACTGTAGTTGTATCTCGCTAGAAGGTAAATCTTTTTTATATTCTTGATCCATGTAATATTGTAGTCTGGATTGTATAAATTGATGTTCCTTGACCAAGAAGTTTGGATGATACGTTTTCAGAGGTTCTTCCACTTTGACATCACAGAAACAAGAGAGTAATCCAAATAAATCTCTACAGGTATACCCTTTAAAATCATTTGTCTCGATACACAACTCCGTCATCACCAGTGGATGTACTTCATGAATACACGAAGCCCTTATCTTCTTATCTTCTACAAATCCGTTGTCCTTTAAAATTTGATCTAAATCATTCATTTTTGTCTCGATATAGGTAGACGCATACCTTTCTTCCTGTTGGATACGTTCAATTTCCTTTTCCATCTCTTGCAATTCTCGGAAGAGTAAATACTGAGACAAAAAATCGGATGTTTCCATCTCTTTACACTGTTTCATGTATTCCTTTTTCTGTTTTGCCGGAAGCATCTCCATTTTATTGAGCTTACTTTGATACAATAGACATTCGTCTTTTTGATTAAGATAAGTTCGTTTTTTGTGATATTGAATGAGTTGATCTTCTAGGGATATCCGACAAGACATCTCCATACGTTCAATATCGACCTTCATTAAACTCTGATGTGCAATTTTCTTGGCTGCATCTAGATCTTTTTCTTTAAGTAACAAAGCATAATTCATCTTAAATTTTGATTTGATTACCTTGGGAGGTGTCACAAACAATTTTACCAAAGAGCTTGTGTCAGGGGGGTCATAAAGATTTGATACCAATACCACATGACCCACCGTGTCAATTCCTCGTCGTCCAGCACGTCCTGACATTTGAGTAAACTCATGTGGATGAAGTAGACGCATCCCATGTCCATCATGTTTATACAAACTGGTAAAACAGACCGTCTTGGTAGGCATGTTTAATCCAATCGAAAAGGTCTCAGTTGCAAACAACACAGCAATGTATTTTTGTTCATATAATATTTCTATCATCTCTCGAAAAATGGGTAACATTCCCGCATGATGTACGCCAATCCCTTTCTTTAAAAGGGATATGTAAAAGGTATACTCTGGCAATAGCATGTATTCTTTCCAGTTCTCTAATCTGGAGACGAGTAGTTGCTTGCAGATGGGTTCAATCTGAAAATCGATTTCTCCTGGGTCAAAGAGAGGCACTTGAATTTCCTTGGCCATCTCTTCCAACTTCTTCCGAGAAAAGACAAAGAAGAGACAAGGAAACTGTTCACGTTCACGCAGTTTTTCGCACAACTGATTGAGTACAAATTTCCTAGACACATCTCCTATCCATTTATTCATTCGTTTGTTTTTTTCCATATTGATTTCATATAGTTTTTCTTGTTTCAGTAGATCAAATGTATCGACGACTGCATTCACTTCTTTACGTTGTTTCGGATCCTTGAGATTGTCTATTTTTTTGGTGGGAGCCGTAAAGAAGGTGGTATATATCAGTGGAACGATACGCTTGTCTGTACTACAAATCACCACTTTACGTTGGGTAATCTTTTCTACCCAACCAGCAAATCCTTCTTTGTCTCCGATAGTGGCAGACAGCATGACCATCTGAACTGTTTTAGGAAGTCGGATGATCGTATTCTCCCATACGGTACCGCGTTCTTCGTCATCAATGTAATGCACTTCGTCAAAGACAACACATCCCAAGTCATTTAATTCAAAGTCTAAATGACTTGCTTCTGGTTGCATCAGCTTGTTTTGTAAGATCTCAGTGGTCATGATCAAGATTGATGCATCAGGATTTTGTTTGTTGTCTCCTGTAAAAATACCCACCTGTAATTCAGGAAACTTTTTTGTAAATTCATTGTATTTTTGATTACTCAATGCCTTAATGGGAGCGGTATAAATGACACGTTTTCCTTGGTCTGTAAAAAAACGGATTGCATGTTCTGCCGGTAATGTCTTTCCAGACCCAGTGTGTGCCGTAACCAGCACATGGTGTCCTTGTTCGATGCTATCCACTGCAAGCTTTTGGAAGTCACTTAAAATCATGATATATAAATATACAAGCTCCCTTTATATGTTAAACATTGGACACTATAGATTGGTAAGGCAAATCACTCAAACAGATTTCTCAGCAATCTATGAAGCAGTGCATGTATTAAAAGAAGTGGTGGTGATTTTAAAACAGAGCAAGGATGCACGAACCAATCGAATGCTACAGAATGAATTGAAATTGTATACCTATCTTCGAGGATCTGTACCACTTCCAAGGTTAAAGGCGTCCGGGCTTATTGGAGATAAAATGTATTTGGTCTTTGAGAAAATGGACCGCACATTAGACAAGTGGAAAGAGACCGTATCTATAAAAGAACTGTTTTTGTTGCTGTATGCCTTGCACGAAAAAGGAATTGTCCATCGAGACTTGAAACCTGATAATTTCATCTTTGGACATAATAAGAAATGTTATTTATTGGATTTAGGACTGGCAACGGTGCAGTCCAATCGAAAAGTCAAGGGGTTTGTGGGTAATCGTCGTTATGCGAGTTATACCTGTTTTGAAGATGAATATGAGTATCGTTTTGCAGATGATGTTTTGTCTCTGGTTTACATCCTTTTGGAAATAAAATATGGATGTTTACCGTGGGACAAGCTACGAACGCCACGAAAAGATATAGAACTTGTGGTATTTTACCCAAAAGACACTCTGTGTAGGGTGGAACATTTATGTCGAGAAACGGTTCCTTTTAAAGAGTTCTACCATAGATTGTTTCAGTTGTTGGATACCAAAGTCTAGGTCTAATACGACACAAGAAACGACTCGTATAAATTCACTTTATAAGAACTCCCTTCGACCTTGACAATGTCACCCGAAGACAACTCATCACATCCAGGACTTTGTGTACAGAGACGATTGTTGTATTCAATTGGAAGCTTGATCCCTTGTTCTAATGTATAATATGTCCATTTGTCTCGACGGTTCAACATCCGACCGAATAGCGGAAGCCGGTCACGACCAGTGGCGGTTAAATAGCCGAGTTGACGATACTCTATTTCACGATATCTTATAGGAGGTGCATAGACATTTTTTAGAGTGTCTGTATAATCTTGTGCAACCACTACCTGAATTTCAGAAGGAATATGTTGTATTGGACACTCATGTATAGGAACTGATTTCCATGTAGGAACCACATAGAGTATCAACAAGAAAATACATAATCCTAAAAGAATAAGATACATGTTCATATTGTTTGTTTTACTTGTTTTCGCCATTATAATAAGCATATTATTTTATGTTTTTTTCAAATAAGTAGGTTCTTGTGTTTCTATCCTGGATCAAGTTCTGGAATAGACAGTGGTCATACGCAATGTAAAAGAAAAATCACTATCATTCATTAATAGCGTACGACTATGTTCATCCACCAGTCTTATACTGAGTTTGCTAATGTTTACAGGTCCATAATAAAATCGTGGTTCTGCATACACACTAAAATCGTTCTGGGATTGAATGGTGAATGTTGAACCTTTTAAAGAAATACGTGCAATGATATTATCTGGAAGTAGACCGTATTTAGAGGCTGAGATAAAGTTGACGTTATTGCTCTTGTTGTAATCATCCACAATCAAGAAAATATATTGAGGACCTAGGATATTCAAGATAGACTCGCTCGTGTATGATAAATGTGTGGTATAAAGGTTATTGCGAAATCCTAACATCCATCCAAACCGTTGTTCTAAATGGATATTACTTTTTTTATCGTAAAATGCAATCTCCGTATCAAGTGACACCAGCTTGGATGTAAACTGATTGATTAGAGGAGGTGCTTTAAAATTCAATTCAAGGTAGACAAAATCATGTTGTGTATTATTTTTTTTCTTAAAAGTTACTTTACCTGTTCCATTACCAATATTTGCAGTGTTGTTACTGTCCAAGTCAAATTCAAAATTGAACATGCTGAATACGATAGAGCCGAGAAGTGCTGTATTCATAATGTCCAAAGCCTTTTGATAATAATAGTTTCCTTCAGGGATATACATGAAAAAATAAAATGCATCATTTGTACTATCCACTCCCTTTATCCAAAAATAATTATTTTCGTGTTCGTGATTGAGTGGATAATGAGAACAAGGTAACTCCAAATCACATAGCGTCATTTCAATGACATTATTAATCGGATACGGTAGATCAATGGTAAATTCACTCGACATGCTTAATGTGTAATTTTCACGAAACCGACTGTCGATGTTCAATAACTTGGAAACCGTTTTACGATTGATCGGATTGCCTGAACCCGAATTTCGTTCAAAGAGACCACCATTCAAATTAATAGGCTTGGCTTCTTTGATATTCATAAACGGAATGTATTCATCTTCATAGTTGAGAAGCGTTTTTTGAATGGTAGATAGAGTGCTATCATTTTCATAGCCTAGTAATTGATGTTTCACGCTAGTAAAAAACTTTACCAGTTCAGGTTTTTTTAGGGCTTCAAAATGTTTCATGTATTCATCGCATTTTGCCTCTATTTGTGTTTTCAAAACTTCAGTAGTCATCGATTGCTCTACATGAATATCAAGTAAAGAAAAGAGTTCATCGATATGATAGGTTGTAATATCCGTGTTTAATTTCTCCATGAGTATAGTATAAAAATAAAGTTTATATATCTTTATAAGTGTTTATGGAGTATGAACATAAAATACGAAAGAAGGTAAACGACCTGTTGGGCCGTTTCAATGGATACAGTCAAGAAGAACTTTATAAGAACCTTTGCAAGTTTGAGACAAAAAATGAACCTCATCAAGATTTATATCAAGGCATTTTACAAGATTTTTTCAAACTACATTTCTTTTATTCACTCTCACCTGGATCTTATCTTTGTTACAATGAACACCATTACAAACCTGTACGAGAAGATGAACTCATTTATACCCTGTTACAACATTTACAAAAATACAACCTACCCACTGACATCAAATATCGTTTAAAATACAAGATACATCAAAAAATAAAAGAAACGACCATTTCAAAAACAATTCCTCATACCCATACCATTCAAAACATTTTATCTTTCTTATCTCCTAACCTATTCAACGATAAGAATTATGCAAAATATTTTCTCATTACACTTGGAGACATTTTGTTGAAAAAGACGCCACGTTTCTATTTTATGGACCCTTCCATGAAGCCTTTTATACGCCAACTGAACCAATTAGTGGATCGCTATTTTCAAAACATTCAGTTGGGAAATTATTACAAATACAAATACCAACAACACGATATCGATTTGTCTCGGGTGATACGTACCAATTTGTTTAACATTGAGTTTGTTGCACACAGAGATCAACTCTTTATGGACATGATTTGTCTTGCCTATCACTACTCCGAGAGATATGAATGTGGGGATGCATTCTTGGAACAAGCATTGAATGAGCCACTACAGGATCAAGTTCTATGGATTGGACGCAATACGAAGGAAATGACGCTAGAAGCTTTTTCGAGGGATTATTTATGCGTAAAAGAAGGGGTAGACATTCACGAAAAAGACATGCTGTTCTTGTGGAAGGTTTATCGTAAAGAAAAGAGAATGATCCATTTGTGTCAGAACAAACGGGACATTTTAGATACATTAGGGAAACAGTTTATCTATCAAGAACCTTACTTCAAGCAGGTCTACAGTATGTTTTTACCTCATGTCGAAAAGTTTAATCACTTTTGGAAAGAATATATGGTGGAAGATGCGACAGAGAAATACTTGGAAGTGACCGAATTATTACAACTTTTTATGGAACAATCCCGAACAAAAACTGGATTAAACGAGAAAACATTATCCTATGTATTGCAGCACTATTATCCGATGTTGGAATGGTCTGAGAACAAATACATCCATCAATGGAAATGCACTTTATGGGATAAGAAAAAGGATATTCGTCCTTTCTTAAAGAAAGAGGGAATGGATGTACATGCCAAATACGAAGATTACCTTAAGCATTTTAAAAAGAGACCTGTCAACAAGAATTATTTCTTGTATCATGCAGACAATACCTCATAAAGAATAACTTTACATGGATACCTGACATACCTTTTTCGTTTTCTTAGGCGGCTTGATGGTCGAACGTCCTTGTTGATAGGCCTGAAAGGTGTCAAATTCTTCCACCTTGAAAAACTTGCTTTGATAATATTGTAGTCGTTTCTTATACTGAGACAAAAACATGTCTTGTTCATCCACAAAATCGACGACCAACGGTTTGTGTTCTTTGCTTCTTAAGATACGTCCCACGCTTTGACAAATGTCCGATTTAGGGGTTACCATAAAAAGAGTAGTCAATGTTTTAATGTCCAATCCTTCCGATGCCATGGCATAGGTACCCAAAATAATTTTTTTGGTCTCTGACTCCTTGAGTGCAGCTTCTTTCATGCCTCCTAAATAATAACCTACGCTTGGTTCAAAGTTTTGTACACCTTCAAAGAGATGTGCCAACAAAGACTTGGTATGGGCAAGGATCATGATTTGTTGGTCGGGTTGTTTTCGTAGTTCTTCCTGGACGACTTCTAATAATAGGGAAGTGCGACTTGGATGGTCCAGCTTGGTCACGAGACAAGAATAGAGCGGACTTCCTTTAAAATCTGTTTTTACCCCATCAAACAAAGCATCATTCTGTAGGAATAGGGTCTTGACATGTACCTCGGTCGTCAAGTCCGTCTTTTCTTTGTGTACCACTGGACCTATAAAATATTTAAATACCTTGGTCAGTCCATCTTTACGAGTCATCGTTCCACTTAGTCCCAATGTATAGGGGGTCACAATCTTTGTCATTACTTTTGAAAAGACTTCTGCACTCAAGTGATGACATTCATCAAACACAGATAGACCAAAACTATCCCACATCTCTTCCGGATAGACCTTCGAGGAAAGCGACTGTAACATACCCAAGACGATATCTTTTCCATCAATGTCGATACAATCTCCCTGAATTTTTCCTACTTTGGCAGAAGGCAAAAAAGTATGAATGCGTTCTTCCCATTGGTTCATTAAAAAACTTTTGTGTACGACCACCAATGTTTTACGTTTGAGTTGACTGATGATGTTGAGCGCCATCACAGTCTTTCCTTTTCCGGGTTCTACGTCTAACAGCCCGCCACCACTTTTGCCCACATGAGACAAATAGGTATCGATAATACCAACTTGATATGGAAAAAGAGACCCGGTAAAGGGTACATCAATCAATTGACCAGACGACAAGGTCATGTTCACTTGTCCCAATTCTTCTATTCCATAATACCTAGGTAAATAGAACTTACGTTCAGATTCAAGGTAAATAGGATAACTTGGTTCTTGACCATGCATTGTAAAGGGTTTGACTGTCAATTCATCACGAATTTTAGAGATTTGTGATGAAGTGATGTCCTTTTTAAAGACAGTATAACCTTTCTTGCCTAGATAGGCCATACCTAGATTACAGGATTGTCTTTATATTTTCTATACGTATAGTATTATGAAACCAAAAGTAAATCCCTTACTGAACCTAGATAATGCTGTTGGGTTTATCCTGGCTTGTCTCATCCTGTTGCAAGTTGAACCTCCACTGTGGTGGATCAATCAACTCAATCAACCTCTCTCGATTATCGTTCTTCTAGGGGTCACCCTCTTTTTATTCATTACAATGAACCCAGTGGTCGGATTACTCTTTATGATTTATATCTATGAACTTCTGAGACAAACCATGTCGGTAGACCAGGTAAGGAACAATGAATTGGCACGAATGAATGCACCTACTCCCATGAGCGTAGAAGAGTATGTCATCGAAAAGTCTGATTACTCGAGAATAAAAAACCAGAACGAGAACAAGGATAGCGATGTGGAACCGATCCTTGAAAAACTCTTAACGAAGTAGGCCCTTAACGAAGTAGGCCCTTAACGAAGTAGGCCCTTAACGAAGTAGACGCTTACTTGGCAACTTTCTTTTGAATTTCCTTCAACAAAGGCATAATTTCTTCTTCTACATCGTCGCTGGATGACTTGAACATCTTCTTTATGCTAAAAATAAGAAATACCATCAAAGCCAGAAACACTAGAAATAAAATATAATGAGTACTTTTCTCTAGATAAGACGTGGTTTGATCAATAAGATCTGTTGCATAATTAAGCCCTTGAATATTGGGCATAGGGATCACAGGTAGTCCGTCGACCCCCTTCAAGGTAGGCATCTGTTTCAGAAAAGTCTTTTTATCTTCATTGACCAACTCTACCGGCATACAGTCAATGTAAATGTTTTCTTCCATCCCAAGCGTGATGCGTTTCATGTCAGGCGGTGTCACTGATCCATAAAGAACAAATGTCTTGTTCGTAGTCTTTTTATTATATTCTATTTTAGGTGAAATTAGTGCAACCAAAGCAGAGTCCAAGATAAGGGACGACGAATCAAAGAAGATGATAACATTCTTTTTATCATCTACAAGTTCGTAATAATTATAAGGTGTTTTTGGTATCATTTTGTTTAAATCAATGTTTGTACCGGTTATTGTGGTCTTGTCACTATTTAGTGCATTGACCATCACTTTGTTCATCTTTTCAAATAGATTAAATTGTACAATACATGTTTCCATGGTTTGTACCTCAAAAGGAATATACAAGAAAATGGTTTGTTTCACGTTATTCTCTGTAACGGACCCTTTGATGATGAAAGAATTACGTGTTGGATTAATTAAATCAGTTATAGAGAATGTTGGACAAAAAGGACATAAATAAAGGGTCTCTAATGTGTACGTTTGTGTACGCCTGTTACGAGTAAAAGCAAAAGAGTGTTCATTAAACTTACCCTGTAAAAAGAATTGTATTCCATTTACATCAGGTAGGAAAGGTATTTCTTTCTGTAAAAATGTGAACCCGTTGATCGGTTCGAAAAAGAAGGATAAATTAGTAGTATCTTCTGTCACAATGGTTGTATCAGCGGGTGTAAACACCACAGGAAAATCCGACATCTACTATTATAATTATATATTTTTACTGTAATGGCATCCAAAAAGGAAAAGATATTAGAAAATATCTTTATCGACCATGCTCATCTTTTTGTGAGTTTAGAAACATTGAAACGCCTCGACAAGGAGCTCAAGCCTGACGGAAATATTATGTACGAAGGAAAGCAAAACCTGCCTTATGATTCAATCGTATATTTATTAGGAGAGCACATGAAACAAGCTAAGGAGCAGGCAATTGTTTCTTTGAATCTTTGAGATGAAGTTCTTTGAGAGCATTGAGTTTTATACGGGTCTCTTCCTCGATACGATTAATGTCGTTCAAGTTTTTCTCCAAATTCTTAAACGTTGTTTCAAAACTATCCTCCTTAGGAGGTTCCTTGTCTTCAGGAATTTTCTTAGACCCTGGTGTCGGTTCCTCGGGTTGGGTAAGTCCCTCCTTCATACTCTGACGCAAGAGTACAAGGACCAACATGGAAAACAAGGAACTCCCTAAGACCACAATCATGTTTTTACTAATGAGGAAGAATAATAGAAACAACAAGTAAAAAACAATCAAGCTAGAGGTATCTTCTTTATAAAAAAAGGTAGATACAGTGATGAGATAAAGTAAAAACAAAAAATAAAGTAAGGGTCTACTCTCCGTCCAATCATTCATTGCCCTCTTCATTGCACTCTTCATTACTATAGAGCAATAAAAAAATTGAAGACTCTAGAATGGAAGGATTGACCTTATCCAAAGATGGAAGTGGCTATCACCGAACCCCATTTTCATGGCTTGCATGGAGGACAAGTCAGCACACCTCAATTTATGACTGTTTATACTTATTCTTTAGAAGAATTTTACAATATGGACTGGCAAGATGAATATAAAATGGTACACCATACAATACGTAAAAAAGTAGACCGGATGGCGATGGAGCATGACTGTATACGTGGATACAGAGAACAAATGAACCTTGGTCGGTTGGTCCAGTTAAACCTTGTTAAAACATATGAAGATGTGCATGGAGTGATGTTCTCTGTATTGTTTACTTATCGTATCAATCTATTCAAGCGTCAGTGGAGAAAGGTTCATGCATTACCTCGTCAGTTGTAAGATAGATTTTTATTTTATCCAAGTCTTCTAAGACAATAGGATCTTGTACAGATAAGCTCTTTAAATAGTCACGCAATCGAAGAATAGACGGATGTTCATTTTTTTTGTAATATTCCTGAATGACTTCTAGACACTTTTCTTTCTCTTTTTCAATACACAATTCGAGAGCATAGTCAATGTTTGCCATAAAATACCTTAGATAAAAAGGTATCTCTTATAACTTACATTCCAATAAATAGAATTTAAAAATATTGGACTATGATATAAAGATGTCCAAGGCCCTGGTCGAACCGTTGCTATCTGAAGATACGTCACGTTATGTCATGTTCCCTGTGTCCGACCAGACCATATGGAAACTTTATAAAAAACAGGTGGACTGTTTCTGGAGACCCGAAGAAATTGATACGTCTAAGGATCTCACCCAATGGGAATCTCTCACAACGGATGAACAGTTCTTTATCAAGATGATCCTGGCATTTTTTGCGGGTAGTGATGGGATTGTATTAGAGAACCTTGCATCGCGTTTCATGATGGACGTACAATTGCCCGAGGCAAGAGCATTTTATGGGTTTCAGATTGCTATGGAAAATATCCATTCTGAGACTTACAGTATATTGATTGATAGTTATATTAAGGACAATGTCGAAAAAGACAAATTGTTCCATGCCATTGAACACTTTCCATGCATTGAGAAAAAAGCAAAGTGGGCCATTAAATGGATTCAAGACAAGAGAAGTTGTTTTGCCACCCGTTTAATTGCCTTTGCTTGCATCGAAGGTATCTTTTTCTCGGGTGCGTTCTGTTCTATTTACTGGCTGAAAAAGAGAGGACTGATGCCAGGCCTTACTTTCTCGAATGAGCTGATTTCAAGAGACGAGGCATTGCATACCGAGTTTGCTATTTATTTGTTTAGCAAGTTGGAGAAAAAGATCCCTAAAAAGAAAATCCGTGATATCATTCAAGAGGCAGTGACAATCGAAAAAGAGTTTATTACCGAAGCACTTCCATGCAGACTGATTGGCATGAATTCTGAATTGATGAACCAGTACATTGAGTTTGTGGCGGACCGTCTGTTGTTACAGCTTGGATGTGAAACCTTTTACAAAACAACCAATCCATTTGATTTTATGGAAATGATTAGTCTAGAACAGAAAACCAACTTCTTTGAGTCTCGGGTTTCTTCTTATGCCTTGGCTGAAAAATCTGGAAAGGAAACTGCATTTGACCTATCCGAGGTTGAGTTTTAATACCCTTTCCGCACTATCCAATGCTCCCTCGACCCATCCTTGTATACCGGAATAGGCTTCACCACAAAAAAAGAGACCTGGTGATAAGTGACCTATTTCTCTTTGTACATGGTCAGAATTCGATCCTTTTTTCCATGCATGATATCCAACGTCCCATAAATATGCCTCTATCCATTCGGGGTCAGGAATAGATAAAAAAGGAAACAACGTTTTTAGTTCTTCTTTTATCTTTGTCTCCATTTCTTTCTTGGGTAGAGTTCGCCCGTTTCTTGTAAAGGCTTCTATTTTTTCGGTATATGCTATCATCACGATACCATCTCGGATAGGTATAATATGGCCAGATTCAAATGTTGTGGTCATGTGAGGCAGTCCTTCAAACCATACAGGATGTGGATATTTTGCATAAATACGTATCAATGGAATGGTAGTGACTGTTTTGAAAATAGGCACATGAAAAAAAGGAATAGTCCGAAGAGCTTGTGCAGGAAGGGCGACAATCACTTTTTTTGTATTATACTCATCTATCTGATAAGTACATGCATCATACGATATATTTTTTACGGTATGATTAAATTTGATTGTGGCACGAGACTCTTCGCTCATCAGACGTATCATCTCCCCGAACCCTTCACGAACTACTAAAAATCCTCCTTTCTTCTCTCTACGAAACATAGATATGGCATCATAGGCGTTCATTTGAAAGTCGCCTGCATATCCACGGGCTTCTTGTAAACGTTCTGTATCCTCTTTTCCAATAATAGAAAGACAATGTTCGTGAAATGTATATTGTCTCATCTCTTCGGTGAGAGATTTAGTAGTCTTTCGTATCATGTCTTCAATGTAAAGATCAACGTGGGGTACATATCCATCCGTAGAATTAATGTGGTCTATTCGCTTTGACAAGGGAATAGTATTTAAATGAAACCGTTTCAACAATGATAGTAGATGTTTATGAGACGAGTGTAGACGTCCGGCTCCAATCTCATATTGTGGATTTTGATGCGTGTGTATACGACCTCCTAATCGGTCGCTCTTTTCCAAAAGTAACACCTTGAATGTCTTGGATAATTCCATCGCACAATATAGTCCAGATACACCGCCTCCAATCACAATAAAATCATACATAACTTGCATTTTATTCATATAAATAAACATTTAAAAAATATACTTAATGACTGTTTAGGATGGAAACGGTCAACAAGCCGATTTTGCTGATCAAGACTGTACAGATCGCTCCCTTTCGTACATTGATGACTGCACTCAAGGACATTTTAATCGAGACAAACATTACCTTTCAGAAGGATGGAATGCGTATTGTAAACATGGATAAGTCGCACACGGTCTTAGTTCATTTACATTTACTGAGTGGGAACTTTGAATATTATGAATGCAACAAAGATAAAATTATCATCGGTGTAAATGTCTTTAATTTGTTTAAATTGATTAGCACTGTAGATACAGAGGATACACTTTCTATCTACATTGAGGATGACGATTACAATGAAGGAATTGTCGAAAATCTTGTGTTGAAGTTTGAAAATAAACAAAAGGAACAATGCAAAATCCAGAAACTGAAACTGATTGAACCTGAGCAGGAAGAGTTGGCTATTCCAGATGTAAAATTTTCATCGATTATCAACTTGCCTTCCTCTGATTTCCAAAAGATTATTCGAGACTTGAACTCCATTTCAGACAAGCTAGAGATCAAATCAGTGAAGAGCCAGCTTATTTTCAAGTGCTCTGGTAGTTATGCAGACGTAGAGATCATTCGTAGCGAGTCAGATGGAATGAACTTTGTTCAAAAAAACAACAAGGTCATTCAAGGCGAATTCTCTCTAAAAAATCTTAATTACTTTATCAAATGTACCAACCTTTGCAATCAAATCCAGCTGTTTATGGAGAACGATCTTCCATTGATTATCAAGTACAATGTGGCATCTCTAGGAGAAATCAAGTTGGGTCTGGCTCCTTTGCCGTCTCATGCATAAGGATACGGACACATAAGGATTTTATTCCTTTCCATGTTGTTTAAAGAGACATGTTTTCTTGTCTAGTCCGTCTATATCGATAAAGACATTAGGGTTTACATACTTGCATGTCTTCATCCATATTTTCAGAATACAGAAAGATTTTTTCGGAGACAAACTAATCCCTGTAATATGATCATTCACATCTTTGTCCTTGCTAATGGTTCCTCCAATTAGCAAAAAGAGCATTTTTTTCCATAAAGGTTCAATTTGTTTGTTGGATATTTTAAAGGAGAACCCGCCCCCTTGACAATTGTGTTCATCTTCCCACATGGGTTTAATTTTTCCTTTCATGAAAAAGAATAACGTTTTTTTCATGAGTTCGAAATTCATTTCACGTGAAATGAGTATCAGATCTTTCAGGGTTTCCAACTTTAAAACTGGATAATAACTCTCTATACCCCACTCGCTAGAACTCTGCAAATGAATATAAAACATCCAATCGATGTCTAACTTATATTCATTTGGGTCCATCCTTGTATACACTATTGATTATTTTTAGATTATTTTTAAATGAATTATTGTACGAGGAATTGTTTCATTTTTGGAGAGGGGTCCATGCCAAATACAAAGAATATGATGAGTGTCATATAACTATAAATAATGATGGGCATAAACACCAGGATCCATGCTAACAAATGTAGTTTGACGATGCATAATAATTCTAACAAACAAATCATCACAATGACCAATACAGCCTTTAAGAGTGCCAAAGAATAGTGATTGTCATATAATTCTAAACTAAGGTGTGCAACAGCAAAAACGATAAACACGACCGTGGGGGTACATAGATTATCCAATAACATTATATATATTTAAAATTATATATTTAAAAATAACTCAACTCTATCCGTTATAGATGGAGTTGAATGAAATCGCTGAAGAAATTGCTATTCTGTTACGAAATACCAATTATACTCGCGAGGTATGCATCGAAAAACTGCAAATACATGGTAATGTAGAAGCCGTGATCAAAGATTATCTAGGTATCCGTGTAGAGAAACAATCGACGGTCTCCGTTAACCAAGGCATTTATACATCCATACGAAATTTCTTGGACGGTAACCAGGACAAGTAGGTAATTTTTAGAAAAAAAACATTTTTCGTGGATGTGGTCGTGGTCTAAGGGTCGGGGGTGGTTCGGTAGAACGATATGGACCATTGATCAAGTTCGTCTTGATCACGGATTTGTCTCGGTAATCATAGCTACATACAAAATGATCCACTTCTAACATCTCTCGTTTGGTCATAGTGACATCCTTCATGGTATCTAGTCCGTCGATAACGGTTGATCCCTTATATTGTCGATAAATATCTTGTGAAACGGTGCGTTCATTATCATGTATGAGATGTAGTATACTCGTGTCTCCAAATTTATAAAACTGTTCACGGTTCACTGTAATCCCTTTATTTATAGCACGTTGATAGAGGATGGTATCTTCCCACCCCCAATACCACAAGGATGGGAACCCATTCATCGCCTCAAAGTCAGAACCACGAATGGCTACAATTCCACCCAAGGCAAAGTCAAACCCATAATAATGTTTAATCTCGTTAGGCTTAATGTCATACGTAAGCATATTCTTCTTATAAGGAACGGTATCTATGTCGTTGAAAATATAAATGAGGTCCTTGTATTGTTCGGGGTATTTATCCTTACAGTACAAAAATCCGCAGTTTTTCATACCTCCCCGGTTAAAGGGTAAATCATTCTTTTGCAAGCAAAAAACTACCTCATAGGTAGAAGGATCATAATCCTCTAACAAATATTTCATGTAATTTTGAAAAAAGAATTTGTGATGCTCTCTGTCACGGTAGGGTATCACAAATATGTATTGTAACATTATAAAGACGAGATATATTTTTTAAGTAGATGAGGGGGTATTAATTTCGTTTCCTGCAATTCCAGTTTCTTGAAACACTTATTGATAGTGACTTCGCTAATCTTGCTAATGGTCGTAATCATCTTTTTCGTAATACTCAAATTGCATTTTTGACAAACGAAATACACGATACCGGCTGATATGGAATGCGGTGTATTCTCAGGTATAAGCTTAGTCTTTTCAACAATATTCGCGATGAAGAGACAAAGCGTGGTCAGTTCTTGATTGATCGACAATTTGCTGCAGAACCGATTGATGAAAGACGTTGGCGTTGTATTGTGTAACACCGTTTTGATTTCCTCGTCTCGCTCGATATCATTTAAAATACTTAACGCATTTTTACAACCACGGGTCGCACTGGTATTGTCAAGTTTAAATATTTCGGCAATTTCTTTCGAGGTCCGGGGATGTTCGTTGATACTACAAGAAATGTAGATGGACGACGCTAATATCCCGTCGCGATTGACGCCTCTATAGGTTTTTACCTGTGAAATCTTGTTATAATATCTTATCGCATCATCGATGATGATTTTGGGCATACCCGCATTGGTGGCGAGTACATTGATTGCCTGGAAATCATCGTATTTGGATTTCTCCTTGTAAGGCATAGACTGCCATTCCGTATAACGTCTTACCTTTCGCATTTCATAACTAGATCCTTGTCTACAAATAATCTTACACCCAAAAGAAGACTCAACCAACAATGGGTTCACTGGCATCCCACATCGAGTAGGGTCGGTCGTATTGATATCGTCCGCCCCATAAAATCTCCATTCCGCGCCAAAATCCACAATGTCTTTGTATATTTTTCCACATGCTTTGTTTGAACAACATTTAAACCCTTCATCTGAAATAAACAAGACCTGACTACATCTTTCACAAATATCTTCTGCAGTATAAATGCAATCCAATTCCTCTTTCTCTGGAACATTTTCAAACATTTTCCACATATCGTCTCGAATGGTCTTGTGATTTTTCATGGTCTTCATGGTTATACTCAACTAATCTAAGCGTAACATTCAATTTTTATTTTGTTTCGTTATAATAAATGGGTAATTTTAATTTATATTCAAAGAGAACCGAAACGGAAGAACCTGTCCCACTCGATCAATCTTTTTCAAGTCATGTGAATGATATTGCGATACATTACATTCTAAAGCAAAATGTGATCGATCTCTTACGATTAACCGATAAAGAATATTCAGACAATCTAATCGTTCTGGTTTCGAGTATATTTGACAAAAATTTAACCCATGAGGAAATAGGTTTATTGAATAGCCATATTGAGTCGGAAACCGTACAAGAGGCTATTTTGGACCTCATCCCTTCTAATGAAACTGCTAAAAAAAAGATGCTGCTAAATATTTCAAAGTATTACATCAAGATCATGATGATATATAGTGCAATTGTGTCGACTTTGGATCCTCAGTACATGTATGAAGATGAAAAGGGTGAAAAACAAGTGTTTTACCTAAAAGATGTACAACAGCTGAAAAAGATACCCAAAGGAGTGAGCCCCGTATTACAGCAACTGACCAATCCGATGAACCTTTGCAAACGACGCGTAACAATACTGAAAAATAAATTGGATGATACAGAGGATGATGTCTATATCCTTAATCCAGGCGAAAAAGTATGTGCTACCGAAGGTAAGAAAACCCTAAATGATGAAGTCGGTATCAAAGAATTGGATCTCTTGTATTATGATGTCTTTGATTACGGTCAAAAGACGTGGAAATCCAGAAGTCCGGAAATGGATGTAAAATACAACAATGATTTGACCCTGTTTTATCAGACCTTTACCGGTATGGAAGAACGTCCAAAAAATGTGAAAAGTTTTAAGGATATTGAGTTACTTGATTTTCGTTCCCTATCGTATTGCACCGACCCATTGTTTACAAAAGAGTTTACCGTACCTAAGACTAATCCTTACATAAAACGATATGTCGAAGAAATTAAACGAATAGAAGAAGAGACAAAGCTATACCGAGAAACACTAAATGAACAATTGAATGTTCTCTTCACGACGAATACGAAGAACGAAGAAACCATGTACAGCATCAATCCAAAGTTGACGATGAAAAAAATTCTTGAAACGGAGGAAGAGACAAGGGAAATCATACGTGCCTTGTATACCGATTGTGAGAGACGGTTCGTGAATGCATTAATCCTCTTTGAGAAAATATATGATGAACAGACCAAGGACCTAAAACAACAACAATACAACCAATTTCAAAAAGGGAATATCGTAAATACAAATAGAAATCAGATCAGTCGACCGGAGGAACCTGACATAGAAGAAGAGCCTCTGTATAACAGTGCACTCTATGTGAATAAACCCGTGCCTTTACCAGATCATTATGGAGAACCCGCAAAGGAACCCGTCCAAGATGCAGTTTTACCTCCAAGTTTACCGCCTACTTTACCGCCTACAAATTTACCCCCCAGTTTACCGCAGCCAAGTTTACCGCAGCCCAGTTTACCGGAGACAAATTTATCCAATAGAAACGCACAATTCAATTTAGATACACCTATATCCAATACAAATATGTCGAGTAAACCGGGTGAAGTTATGCCAGAAAAGTCTTCATGGTATTCGGGTATTACGGATAGCATTAGTCGATTTAGTGCAACACCTTCTTTTATGTCTAAGGACCCGTCAGATAATAAAATCCCTCAAGAGATAATGACAGATAAGAATACATTTGGTCTACCGGTGGAGACGGACATGTTTGGTTTTACAAAAGAACCTGTTCCTGAGCCAGTTCCTGAGCCAGTTCCTGTTGAAAAAGACATGTTTGGGTTTACAAAACAGACTGTTCCTGAGCCAGTTCCTGTTGAAAAAGACATGTTTGGGTTTACAAAAGAACCTGTCCAAATACAAGCAACCAATCAACCCTATCAAACTACCAATACAAATAAAAAAGATACAAACATTGTATTGAAACCACTCAATCTTCAACCTGTCAACAAACCCGAAAATATACCCCAATATAATGATGATATCTTTTATAATAAGGCTCCAATACAATCACCTAACAATGTGAAGCCGATGAATATGCTCTACAATAATCAGATGCCCGAGAATCGTAGACCTATAAAAAGAGAAAAACCTGAACGAAATAATCCAAATGCAAAAAGAAACATGTTTGGTCAATACGACGATGAGTGAAAAGGATCGGCCTTTGAATAGTCGACGATATACCCAATGTCTTCTAAAAATCCCAATGTGATACGACTTAAAGAAACCAATGAATTTATCCATCCTGTCATGAGTTCATCCTGTAATCCTGGATGAAGTTTGTCTCCAATCTTTCTATTCGTGTCTTTTTCGGGATGAGAGTCTTGTGTACCGTCTCCTCCATCATCTTCCAAAGGAATGCCTACCAACTCACTCTTTGGATAATAGGATTTATATTCACGTAATGCACTTTCTCCTGTATAATAATACTTCTCTTTGTTATCCTCATAATAAAGCGTCAAAGGAGATTTTGGTAAATCCCATATGGTTCCTATTCCTAAAACATGACCCACCTCGTGTAACAATACCGCATACAACTGTTCCTCTTTTAAGTAACCATAGAGATAGGTTGTATTGAGTACAATTGAACCAACCATAGGAAAGGTATTACCAAAGGTATGTTCGCCAAGGTATAAAAACTTAGTGACTAATGTAGAAGCAAGAACATTTTTTTCAAGAGGTTGGGTAGAAACATGTAAAGCAATTCGATAAGCTTTACATCTTTTACTTGGACGAACTACTTCATCCCAACGTGCCAATACCCTTTCTAAGATGGGTTTAATTCCTTCTTCATCCGATACATAGTTAAACATTGACACCATTACTGTAGTCGTTTATTCTTTCTTTTACAAAAGTTTAGATTGAGTTAACTTTTGACAAATCGACCAGTAGGCTTGTAGCTTTGCACCGTTTTTGTTTTCAGGACAGGTCGCTCATTTGCATCGGTACGCAGGTCAAGTTTAAGCTGTTCAGATCTGTTGTCTAAAGGTTTCTCAAACTGACCAAATTTGTCCACTTCAATCTGTTTCTTTTCTCTCAGTTCTTCACGTACGTAATCTGGGACCCAATGCCCCCAGGAGATAAAAATGAGGTTGGGATGAATATAACGAGTATTAAATCCATCCACCGACAAACGATCCAATACAAATGCGAGACATTCTGAAAAATCATAGTTCGGTTGTCCAAGCAATACCTCTGGCATCACGAAAGAACAAAATTGCAAACTGTTTCTTTGTCTAGAGGCAATCCGTATGGTCTGATGTACTCTTTCCAACAATTTACTATAAATAGACAATCGAGACAAGTCACTCTTTTTCTTTGTCTCATATAATTCTTCAATGTTTAATCTGGGTTCTTCCATTAATAAGAGGTAAGAAAATGTTACAACTGAAAGATTGTATTGATAAATTTATCCATGGTTTCAGGCGAGAATTCAGAGTCATAAATGTATCGCTTTTCGTTGACCACGAGAACAATCGTAGGATAGGAGTCAATCCCATAACGTTCTGCTTCCGTCAGCTTGGCGTCACAGTCAACCTCTCTGAAACTAATCGAGTATTTCTTTTTGTCAAATCTTTCTTTGTAATTAATCCACTCCGGCATGGTAGTCTTGCAATGAGGACACCATTCTGTATAAAACAATATGACTTCACCTTTCTTCTCATTATCCGTGACAAATTCATTGTTCGGTACAAATTCGGGTTTTGGTGGATAGAAAAAAAGATAGATATAATACATCGAGACGAGTAAAATGGCTATGCCTACCACAATCCATACGTTCATTATAGTATTAGTAAAATATAATAAACAAAACTTTTTTCTTTATAAATGTGGGTGAAAGACTTTCATACAGGTAAATATATTCAATTGGATAGAGCAACCTTTGTTTCGCATAAGCATTTTTATGAAGAATGGATGCGGATTAAATACAATTATATCCTTCCCTCTACAAATATCTTAGAAGAGATGAAAGACCGTCTTCGCCAGACTGTACAACAAAAACAGCCCTATGATAAGTAGACTGACTAAAAATACAGTTTGTCCGGTGGTCCAAAGAAACCATCCATATAGAAAAGTGATACCTATGAAAAATACTTTGATCCATGCGTATGGATAGACCGTAAGGACCAGGAGGAGTGTCAAAAAAAGAAGATAGAGTGTGTTGTTCAAAAGTAAATCCATATTATAGTATTTCTTTATTTTATAGATGAAGACAAGAAAGATTTCAACAAAGATTTATACCGAGAACGACTACAAGTCAGGCGACGGCATGTTGACAACTGTATGGGGTCCGGGATTATGGCACTTTTTACACACCATGAGTTTTAACTATCCAGATGATCCATCCCCTGAACAAAAGAATCAATATCGTGATTTTGTTTTTTCTCTCGAACACGTTCTACCCTGCAAATATTGCAGAATGAACCTCGCCAAAAATTTCAAGGCAATCCCCCTTCATTGGAGTGACATGAAAGATCGTTATTCTTTTTCGAATTACATCTATCGATTACATGAACATATCAATCACATGTTGAACAAGACCTCTGGATTATCGTATGAGGATGTTAGAGAACGTTATGAACATTTTAGGGCACGTTGTAGTACTGTAGTGACTACACAGGAGAAAGGATGCACGGAGTCTCTATATGGGAAGAAATCAAAATGTGTTCTCAAGATTGTACCCCAAGAGACGAAATGTAAAACGTTTCAGATGAACCGTAGCTGTAAAAAAAGACGTATCAAGATATAAAATACTTTAAAATTTACTAAAGTCTGCAATCATTGGAACAGGTAGGTTTGAAGCTCCTGCTGCGTTGTAATTGACAACACGCTTACATTCTACGACGGGTTCTGGACAACGCTGGCATGCAGGGCAGGGTGGGCAGATACCACGGGAGGTCTCGGGCTTCACTGTGGTTGTAGGCGAATTAAGCATATAAGTATTTTTAAAATCTGCGTTAGAACCTTGTGCACCACCCTGTCCTGTGCCCTGAGCACCTCCTTGTCCTGTGCCCTGAGCAGCACCTTGTCCTGTAGCCTGGACCGCACCTTGTCCTGTGCCTTGATAACCTTGTCCTGTAGCCTGGGCCGCACCTTGTCCTGTAGCCTGGGCCGCACCTTGTCCTGTGCCTTGACTATTAAAGAGGTCACCTAGTAAAAATGATGGAGTATTCTTTGTCTCGTCTGGTTTCACCTTGTTTGGATCATAATCTGTTTTAGCTGCATCTTTTTTGGTGACATCTTTATCTTTTTTGGGATCATCTTTATCTTTATCTTTTTTGGCGACATCTTTATCATCTGGCGGAGTTACAATCCGTTCATTCTTTCCATATTCGGATCCGACTTCACCTACTGGATTGTTTGGACAAACAGGTGTCACCATTTGCGTTTTTAAAATGTAATCACTGCTCATGAAATCAGACAAAAATCCACTGTAGGCGTCCGCTCGTACGGTACTGAAGCAACCAGGTACATCTGATACTTTATTAGAACTCGAACCTAACCCACATGAAGGAGGTTTTTCATCTGTCACAGGGCCTAGACACGATGGTGGATTATCCAGGGGTTCATAAAGACGGTTCATATATAAAAACAGCGAATAACACACAAAGACAAGTACGACGATCACAAATATAGGTGTCAGTTTTACCATCAGTTTCATTTATATACAACTATAAAAAAATATAGTGGTATACTATAATGGGGATAAGTCAAAAATTAAAGGCTGCCATGAAATTACTAAAAGAGATTGCACACGAATATTCTACCATGACACGAAAAAATAAATGTATCCCAGGTACAAGGAAAAAGGGTATTCGTAATTCGAAAAAGGGAAAGAATGAAACAAAAAAACGAGTTAACTTTTCTACTCCAGAGAAATCGGAGGAACCTGTGGAGGAACCCATGGAAGAACCTGTCAAGGAACCTATTGAAGAACCCGTGGAACCTGAAAACCCATTTGAAGGTTCAGAAGAGGAACCAGTAGAAGAACCTGAAGGTGAAACCAATCCACTGGATGAAGGTCTCTCCAAACCTTAACCCGAACACATGAGACAATCTGCTTTCTGTTCAGGTACGATGGTAAATTGCTGTGCCTGGTGTTTCGCCTTTCTCCTTAAATAATACATGCCCGTTTTTAGTCCGCTTTTCCAAGAATAAAGATGCATCGAGGTCAAGATTTTGTAATTGGGGTCTTCAATCCACAAGTTCATAGATTGACTTTGACAAATAAATGCTCCCCTATCCTTTGCCATATCAATGACATGTTTCATGGGGATTTCCCATGCAATCTTGTAACGCTTCTTAATATCCTCTGGAACATCTGGAATGTTCTGGACAGATCCCTTGTGTTCAACAATTTTGTCTTTGAGTGCGATACTCCATAGTCCCAGGTCTACCAACTCCTTCATCAGGTGTTTGTTGACCACCAAAAATTCACCTGCCAAGGTTCGGCGAGTATATAGATTGCTTGTATAAGGTTCAAAACATTCATTATTACCTAGAATTTGGCTTGTTGATGCGGTAGGCATTGGAGCCATACAAAGCGAATTTCTTACTCCATGTTCCTGAATATCTGTGCGTAGACGGTCCCAATCGTATCGTGTAGAAGGAGTAACCTTCCATAAATCAAACTGGAACTGTCCGTTCGATAAAGGCGATCCCCTGAACCGTTCATATGCACCCTCACTCTTGGCAAGTTCCATGCTTTGTTCCATTGCAGCATGATACATGGTCTCAAAAATCTCAATATTCAAAGATTTTGCTTCTTCCGAATGAAACGCGAGTTTGAGTTGGGCAAAGACGTCAGCCAATCCTTGCACACCTATTCCAATCGGACGATGAGACAAATTACTGTGTCTCGTTTTTTCATTGGGATAATAATTGACATCCATGAGACGATTTAGGTTACGAGTGAGCTGTTTGACCGCTTGATGCAATCGATCAAAATGAAAGATGCCATCCTCGACCATCGCTGGCAAAGAAACACTGGCAAGATTACACACTGCCGTTTCACCTGGGTCACTATACTCTACAATCTCACAGCATAGATTAGAAGATTTAATCGTTCCTAGATTTTTTTGGTTCGACTTTTGATTACATGCATCTTTATACAACATATAAGGGGTTCCCGTCTCCATTTGACTATCCAAGATACGAAACCACAAGTCGCGTGCACGTACCTTTTTGAGATAACATCCCTTTTCCACATAACCTTCATACAATGTGTTAAACTCTTCTCCATATACATCGGCTAGACCCTTGGAACTGTTTGGACACATGAGATACCAGTCTTCGTCTTTTTCCACCTTTTGCATAAACAAGTCAGGTATCCACAGAGCATAAAACAGGTCCCTTGCCCGCAACTCTTCATCGCCTTGATTTTTCTTCATCTCGAGAAAAGGTTCAATATCAGCATGCCAGGGTTCCAAATAAATAGCAATACTTCCATTTCTTTTTCCACCTCCTTGGTCGACATACCGTGCTGTATTGTTGAATACACGCAACATGGGAACAATACCATTTGATTTACCGTTGGTACCTGATATATGACTTCCTTCTGACCGGACGTTATGGATATGAAGGCCAATCCCGCCCGCCCACTTTGAAATGGTCGCACATTCCTTGAGTGTATTAAAGATACCGTCAATACTGTCGTCCTCCATGGCCATCAGGAAACAAGAACTTAGCTGAGGCCTTGCAATACCCGAGTTGAAGAGAGTAGGTGTTGCATGAATGTAATGTTTGAGACTTAAACTATCGTATGTATTCTTCACTTCTTCCAAGTCTTCCCCGTGAATTTGAATGGCCACTCGCATCCACAAATGTTGAACACGCTCTACGATGCGGTTTTTTACACGTATCAGATAAGCACGTTCCAGGGTCTTGAACCCGAAAAAGTCAATCAAAAAATCTCGCTCATGTTGCAAGATACTTTCAAAAAAGATGGCATGCTTTTTTGCGACGGCGTAAAAGGTATCGGATATATAATGCTCGTTTTGTCGAATGGTCTCAAGATACATCTCAAAAGAAGCAGGTACTTCTTTTCGATGATTAGATAAAACTAGACGACCTGCAAGAACGGAATAATCATAGTGTACAATACCCATCATGGCACACTGCTCGGAAATCATTTCATCAATCTTGTTTGTTTGAATATTCGTATGAAGCTGGTCCATGATTTTTAGCACAAGCTGACTGTATTGGATGTTTAACCCATGACCGACTTGCTTGAGCCTCTGCACAATCTTGTCGTAAGACATTTGTTCCGAGGTTCCGTCACGTTTGATCACAAACATGGGTTCACACATTGCTATCATCATTTATGTGTTCTGTTTAATTGGTTTTAAAAGTTGAAGGTATAACCTTGATAAGTAATTGAATTGAAATATATTTAAAATTATTCTACAAAAAATGGAACCCATGCATACCGGATTAACGATTGCCTTTATTTGTAATGGCAACGATCATCCTACTGTAATAAATTATCACAAATTTGGACAAAAATATTGGGATGATACACGTCAAACGATTGGTTCTAAAATCGGTTATTACTTTGCCTATTATTTTCAAAAGAAGTTTGTCTATATACATAAAATTATTGATATCGTACAGCCTGCTCGTCGCCCATCCTGTATGGATTGGGATAGTGATAGACCCATTCTGTGTTTAAGTGATCAGCTGAAAGCCTTTACATGGGACGAATGGATCCATGGACCTGGACTGAATGCTCCCTATACGCCAACCTACTCTATGACACCTACAAGCACCTGGTCGTATAGTGCCTTGCAACAACATAAAAAATTCAACACCTTTCATTTTGGTAAGTTTAAAGATATCGTAGATGAAATTTCTCGAGAAGAGGATGATGAAATTGCCCGTGCTGAGGAAATCATACGAAATGCAAAAGCAAGAAAGGCTGAACGTAAAATAGAAATGTTTCGTACGGATAAATGCAATGAACTTCAGAAATGGATCAAGGAAGAACAAGAGAAGATCCTAGAATCGGAAAAACGCATAAGGGAGTACACCGAGAAACAAATCGAATACAGGAATGGCAACTTTGACAAAGAGTTGGGTTAGAAGATCTCCACCTCCATCTTCTTTTCTTCAACCTCTTTGACTTCACGTTTCTTGGCTGCACGCAACACGTATTGACCGTTCACGCGTTCCTCTAGAATGGTCTGCCATAGTTTCTCCATCTCGCCGACCACGGCCTGGAACCATTTTGGACGCCTTCTTACGAGGACACATGAATAGGTGTGTAGCTTCCAATAGACATTTTTAAACCATACCCTTTCAGGACTTCCTTCCATATGTTCATTAAGCCAGGGTTCAACTGCTTCCTTGGCAGTTTTAACGGGCATGTAGTCATAGACAAATCCTTCATTTTCGACAAAGACGATCATGATCCCTTTCTCACTCGTTTCATCTGCAAAATATTCATGTTCTGTATCATACTCTACAAATTTTGTCTCGACGAAATCACACTCTGCCAAGTCACATACCTCCATCTGTAATTGCATCTGAATATAGTAATCCTTTTTGGGTATGCCTGTAATCTCGCGCGAGACAACATTCTTGACTTCAATCATTCGACCATAATTGTTAGGTCCAGTGACAATACCGTCTGGCGAGGCTGCCAAAAAGGAATACGTAGGATGAGGTATACATCCAAATTCCGTGACAATGGTTTGATTGTAATGCTGATAGAGTTCTATTGTAATCGGTTCATATTTTTGCCCCCAACTCATGGGTGTTTCTTGTAGTCCATTCTTTCGATCAACCACGGGACTACATTTTTCAAAGATGAGTTGATTACGTGTTGCATTTGTACCAAATACTTTCCATCCATTGCTTGCAGTAAGATGTTCATTCCTAAACTGATACCATTCAGGTGTTCGTTGTATAGGTTGAGGAATGGACAAGAGAGCTTCTAGTTTAGAAGCGGGTTCCAGATTTTGAGCAAGATAGGTTGGTTCACTTCGGTGTGCATGATAGGCATGTAGTTCGGTCTCTATTTTCTCAACAGATGTCGTAAACCCGGCTCCTTTCGCCCATTCTAGAACCTTCTTCATGAAAGTTGGCTCTACATAAAGGGTTGGATTGTTTTCCAGATATACTAAGAGATCATTGATCATCTACTATATAACGTATTCATTTGTTTAATTCAATTTTAGACGGTCTTGTCCGTCTGGACCGCATGGGCTCCGCCCCAATTGGGTGAATGCCCTCCGGGCAAGAATGTGAGAATAAGACCGTGAAAAAATTGGGGTGGAGCCCAAGCGGTCTACACGGACAAGACCGTGAAAATAATACCTGGTTTCCATTCAAAAAATTGGGGTGGAGCCCAAGCGGTCTACACGGACAAGACCGTGTCAGGTGGACAAGACCGTCTATCGTGTGCCTTGGTTTTTTTTAGGGTCTTGTTTTGTTTCTCCGTATGGATAATAAATCGTCTGGTAATGGGGTTAAAAATAAGACCGGTAATCGTGTCTATCGTTCTTTCTTCACGATTGTAAGAAATATCACTGGTCTTGTTCAACTTTTTGTTGTCAATGAGCCCCGTAAAATAACGAAAGACAGCAAGCTTCTCGATATCGGTCAATTCATATTGAGAAGAAAGATGGGTATCGATATATTGCTTCAATCGCTTGTGTTTTTCTGTTTTGGATAATTTACTCCACACCTCTTTACGATTGTCTTCGATATCCTTGGACAAGAACATTTCTAACTGTTCGTCCGAGGATATTTTGACGGTGCTATCCAATGGATTACCTGTGCTGATCAACGTTCGATACTTTAAACTATTGTATTCTTTACACTCTTTTTCCATATACATCTAATATAAAAATATGTCTATACGTTTTATATGAAACATATTAGCTTGATTGATATCACTCAAAGGAAGATAAGATATGATACATTGGTAGACCCCTATGAAACATTATGTCATTTAGATGAGCCTGAATCTTCAGATGTATTGCGAGAACTACGCAAGAAATATTCTTCTTATAAATCCCAAGATAAACAAAAACATAAGTTTGATACAGAACAACACATTACCTTTGAACAACTTGTGCAGAAACTTAAGGACAGTCATCTCAAATGTTATTATTGCATGAAACCCATGTTACTTCTGTATAACAAGAAACGCGAACAAACACAATGGACCCTCGAACGTATCAACAACCACCTTGGACACTACAATGAAAATACATGTGTCTCTTGCTTGAAATGCAATTTAGCTAGGCGTACAGACAGTCATGATTATTTTAAAATGGGTAAACAGCTCCAGGTAATTAAGTCAGAATAACATCAAATAAAATTACTTAAAAGACATATACTAATGGATAACAATGAATTCACAGAATGAATTACTCTTAATGAAATTGAAAGAGTTTTATAAAAACGAAGACAATCTCAAGAAAATGCTGACCATCATCAACGGCGAGTCTCGGATATCGCTACGTATCGTGGATTGGTTTTCTACCAACTATTCAAAAAAGAATTTTACCTTTTACAAAACAGATCGTTGTGAGTATTTCCGTGTCTACAACGACTATAAACTTCACCTCAAAGCCTATTCAAAGCGTCGATTTGATCCATTTTGTAGATGGGATCGCATCAAAATGCCTTTTGGAGATGAGAGTTTCAGCATTGAAACCACCATCGGACAATTGAACTTTTTTAAATGGGCAATCGAAAACAAGGTCATTCATTTTATCGAGACAAATACGGAGCTTATTGAAGAAGACATGAACAAGAACAATAGCATTTCAAAGATTAAGAAACACAATGAGTCACTAGAGAACCTCAAGATCAATCGTAAACGGCGTGAAGAACTATCCATCTCTGCAGCAAAATGCCTCAAAAAGGAAAGCATGGAAGTCGTCATTCATTTTTCTTAAGATAGATTTTCAGATAGACATTCTTATATATTTTTCTTACGTTAGACAATCTTAATATAAATATTGGTAACGTCTATACTTATGGGGAATATTTATTCTTCATTTGAGACCATTCATTTCAAAGAGTTACAGACCTTGATTGGTACAGACATTCTCTTATTGAATACATTGTCTCAACACCACCAGTCGTATCTCATCTTTGGGACACTCTGTGCAAGTAAAGAGACGGACCAAATGAATTTCTATCTGAAAAACAATCGTTCCATTGAGATTATCCTCTATGGAAAAGACCATCTAGACCGCACCATGATTGAAAAGTACAATCAATTGAAACAGCTTGGATTTACACGTATACGTATCTATTTTGGAGGACTATTTGAATGGGCCTTGTTACAAGATATTTATGGTGCGTCTCTTTTCCAGACTCATGGAACGATTAAAGATCCTCTTGATGTCTTTTATTTAAAATCGAAACCCTAATTGGAAAAATTGATTTGAAAAAAACTTATACATATAAGATAACAAAATGGATTTCAATCAATCTAAACTTACTCGCTACGAATGGGAGACGATGGAGAAGAAACTCGAACCGGCGGAGTTGACGATTTTAAAGCTGATCCGAAATGGTTATCACGATACTGAATGTTTCGCTTCCACCAAGTTCACGACCCGCGACGTCATGAAGATGGACCATGAAGACAAAGACTATTTTATCTATGATCATTTCTTCAAAGAGCCCCTTGCTGCACTTTGCAAGTCTCTTGAATTGAAACCTGTTGTCTCCAAGGCACCGAAGAAGCCCTTGAAGACAGCAGACAAGATACGTCTTCAATCCCAGAAATCGCAGTTCTCGGATACGGTTGAATTCATGCTCCTACATTATTTGTCTCGATTTTCAAAATCGAAGAAGTCGCGAGAACTCTATTATTATAACATTGAATATCTTTCAAAAACATATGACTTGAACACCTATGTGAAGCTCATGGTCGGACAGTTTGTAGAACGTTACGAAAAAGACATGGACCTCTTGAAGGGACTAGAGAATGCGTCACAGTTGCTTGAGAACAATGAAGTCTTGACATATCGACCCATTACCCTTCACCCGCACCAAAAACAAATCTATCAAGTCATGAAGGAGCCAGGATCCAAACTCATCTACTACCGTGCCCCGACGAGCTCGGGTAAGACCTTGACCCCCATCGGGATTACACAAGAGTACAAGGTCATCTTCTTGTGTGCATCGAGACACATCGGTCTCAACCTGGCCAAGAGTTCAGTGAATACGGGCGTGAAGGTGGCCTTTGCCTTTGGGTGTAAAACGACCGATGACATCCGTCTACACTATTCCGCGGTGCGAACCTTTACGGAGAAGAATGGACGTAAACGCCCGGTTCACTCAGACGGTCGAAACATTGACATGATTTTCTGTGACATTCAATCCTATGAGATTACCATGTTGTTTATGATGAGCTTGTTTGAGAAAGAGAAGATGGTGCTCTTTTGGGATGAGCCAACCATTACCATGGACTACGAGTCTCACCCTCTACACGAACTCATCAAAGAGGTCTGGAAGGTCAATCAGGTACCCAACATTGTCCTCTCTTCTGCGACCTTGCCAAACGAGGCGGACCTTGCTATACTGAGCGATAAGTATTTGAAACGGTATGAAGGCAAAGTTCATTACATCGAGAGTGTAGACGAAACCACTCAGATCAATCTTCTAGACAAAGAAGGGTGTACGATTATGCCGCACACGGTGTTTGCACATTCACAAAAGGAACTCGCTGCCTTTATGTCGTTACACAAGAAAAGTCACCTGAAGTTTCTGAGCGTACAATCCTGTGCCGACCTTATTCGATACTTTATAGAGAAAGACAAAGATACGATGATATTATTCAAACTCATCTTCAGTAAGTTGACCGATATGTCAAGTTATTCGATACGCATGTTCTACTGTAGCTTGATCCAGACGGTAGAGTTTTGGCCTGAGGAGATGGCAGCCTATCCGAGAAAGAACTTGATGGTGATCAGTGACAAGATCGTGACTGAAGCAAGTCACTCGCTGACCTACGGTCCGACGATCTTCTTGTGCGAAAAGCCTGTGGAATGGATGCATTACTTTGTGGAGTTCAGTGGTATCCATGCAAGCACGATGCAAGACATTGAGAAAAAGATGGAATTCAATCAGGACCTTTCGGAGAAGATGATCAAGATCCAAAAGCAGATTGAGGACCAGACATCCAAGGACGAAGAGAATGAAAACAAGGTCAAGGAACAACGGTTTGATGTGCAGACCAAGACACTGATGAAAGAATACGAGATCCTGGAACGGCGTATGAAACAGATACGACTAGACCCCATCTACATTCCCAACACTCGCGAGCACTTTACCAAATGGACCAATGGCCTAGACTACGACACGTCAAGTGTGTTTGTCAGTGACATTGATGACCAGGTCATTCAGCGTGTGATGAAAATGGAGGTGGACCTACAGTATAAGATCCTTCTGCTACTGGGTATCGGTATCTTTAACCCTGTTTCGAATGAATACAATGAGTTGATTACGGAGTTGTCTGAACAAAAGCGTCTGGGTGTCATCCTAGCCAACAGTGACTATATTTATGGTACAAATTACCAATTCTGTCATGCCTATATTGCAAATGATTTGAAGAACATGACCCAGGAAAAGATTATCCAAGCCATCGGGCGAGTAGGACGGAAGGAGAAGAACAAACGATTTACCTTTCGTTTCCAGGACAATTCACTTATCCCTGTTCTATACTCGAATGGAAACCCTATGGAGAAGAATAAACTGAATGAGTTATTTCTTTGAAGTTTCCCTTTAAATCGATTTAAACATTAATAGCTTTATTTTTTATGAGCGTAGAACCGTTTATTACGGTTACCCTAGAGGAACTACCTACCTATGATATCTTTTATATTGTAGTTAATCACCCCCTTCCTACTCCTTTGCAATGGGTATTTACGATGGAAGATGTCAAGGAAGGTCTAGAGAGATGTAAGGCAAAAGGAAAACGATTTGCCTTTATCATGGATGTCCGACAGCTTGGTATGCTTTCACTGAAGCATACAAAAGAATTCGTCTATCTCATGGAGAGCTTCACAGATGTATTCGTGTCTTGCTTGATTGGATCTTCTATTTATAGTAATAAAAATTCAATTCTGGACTTGTTGTTTAGTATCGTGAAGCAATTCTACCATACAAAAAAACCATTGAAGTTTGTCTACACCAAAGAGGATACCTATCTATTCATCGAGGAACAGAATAAGTTGTGGGTTTAAATCTTTTTATATTCGATTTTACTTTTTCTAATGCATAATGACCACATGGTCCACAATGGTCTTCGTTTGATAAATCTATTTTATGGTTCATTTTTATACTACATGTTTCTGTCCTCCATCGACCCAGATGGGAAGGCATGACGGTTGGTTTAAGTTTTTGTAGGATCAAAGTGATAAACTTCATACTGTATATAGATTTTATTTTCTTAATTCCTTTTAATACTTGTAAAAGTACAAATATTAAAACTCCTTGTTTCATTTTTCATTTCTTTAATATTAAAATACTTAAAATGACACATATCTTCATAATAGAATTTGTGTAGATCCTTCTTTTTGTTGTGTTGCAGTAAGCCGGCGAGGACGGCGGACATTTCTCTCAGAAATCGGGATTTCCATTTTACCCTCCTTCAGATTTTTTTTCGGCGGGGACCCTCGCTCTCTCTCCCGTATTACTTATTTTTTAGTCATTACAAAAGTAATAATGCTCTCACGTTATTACAAAAGTAATATTTATTTCACACCATAAGATGTGCTATTATTAGAACGTATTACTTTTGTAATATAAAAATATTCTATTTATATACTATACCATGGAAAACTACTGTGAATGTTGCGAATATAAGACGACACTCACAGCGAATTTTAAGAAACATTTAATGTCTAAAAAACACATACAGGTTAGTCAAAAGTTAGGAAAAGTTAGTCTCGAGTTAGGAAAAGTTAGGAAACATATTTGTAAATATTGTGAGAAGGAATACAAACATAAATCCTCTTTGTCTAACCATATCAAGTATAGCTGCAACAAGAATACAGACGAGGATTTGAAGGAGTTGGTGCGACTACTGAACCAGCGGATCGAGACTCAGGATAAACAAATCGAGACTCAGAATAAGAAAATAGAGAAACTCATGGGAAAATTAGAAATCAATAGTTCCTTTAACACAACTAATATCCAAAATAACTTCACTCTACTTGCCTATCGCGAGACGGATCTATCCCATTTAACTGACGATGATTATCGTTTCTGTATCAAGAAAGTGAACCACTGTGTGAAGACACTGATTGATAAGGTGCACTTTAATCCGTTGAAACCAGAAAATAGAAACATTTATATCTCAAACATGAAAGACAAGTATATTATGATTTATGATGGAAACAACTGGAACTTAGCCAACAAGAAGGATGAGCTAGACCGTTTGTACGAAGAAAAAGAAATGATGCTAGAGGAGTGGTTGGATAGTAATCCGGACCCTATTCTTAAGGAGAAATTCATCAAGTACTTGAACAACAAAGATGACGATGAGTGTCTCAACCAGATCAAGGAAGACATCAAGCTAATGTTGTACAACAAGGGAGAACTTACCTATTCCAATCCTTTGCTGAAATCATAAAAATTGAAGAGAAGTCGATATAGTTCATTCTAGGTGAAAAATGAGCTGTATCAAAGAAGGATGCAAAGAACCCAAAACGGAAAACGCTTACTGCAAGAAGCATAAGATTTACTTTCTCAAGGAGGAAGGTGTCAAACGGGGCGAACGTGTTTGTGCTAATGTGATACGCGGATGTCGTGAGGTGAACGACTTGACGTATACCAAGAGCCGATGTGAACCTTGTTTAGAAAAGGAACGTATCCGTGAAAAGGCTCGTCGTACGACGAAAGAAGAAACGGAAGAGGGAACAAAACAGTGTACTACCTGTTCACAAATTTATCCTTTGGACCAGTTTAAAGGTAAGTTCGGCGAAACGAAGACATGCCTTACGTGTCGTGAGGATAACAAGCGTGCGGATGCCAAGCGTGACATGGATCATATCCGTGAGTTGGCCAGGACGAACAGTGCGAAACCTGAACGCAAGGCAGTGAAACAAGCATGGAAGGATGAAAATGTTGAAAAATGTGCGACGTATTGGATGGAAAAACGAAAGCGCGACATAGCTAAAGACATAGAAGCATATCTTAAGAAAGGTTCAGAACAAGCCAAGAAGTGGCGTGAGACAAATCCCGATAAGGTTAAGATCATCAACCTGACTAAAAGCACGAGTATGAATAACCAATATAAGGTATATGAAAAGTCTGCTTTAGATAAAAGGCTTTTATTTCAGTTTTCGTTTGAGAAATATGAACAACTTGTATCCATTCCTTGTTACTATTGTGGTATTATCCAAGAAAAAGGCTTCAATGGAATAGACCGACTGAATTCATCAGATCCCTATATTCAGTCCAACTGCGTGAGTTGTTGTGAAATGTGCAATATGATGAAAGGAACGTCTGGACCGAATGTATTTGTACATCGTGCTGAACATATCCTTACAAAACTAAAGATCATTCAAGGAGAAGCTTATCCGAATGAGTTTCTCGATTTTAATGGGTGTACGTATTCGAGCTATAAGGCCCGTGCAGAGAAGAAAGAATTACCTTTTGAGATTTCCAAAGAAACCTTCACCCATTATATAGATTTGCCATGTTACCTGTGTGGTAAAGAAGTAACCGATTTGCATTCGAATGGTATAGACCGTTTTGACAATACAAAAGGGTATACGCTTGAGAATATACGTTCTTGTTGCGGTACATGCAATTACATTAAAAAGAATTACGAATATGATAGTTTCGTTCAAAAGTTATGTTTGATTTGTAACTATCAACAAGATCATCATGTCGCACATTCTCCTTACGAAGAAGAAAAGAGAACGAACGTAAAAGGGAACAAGATGACCTCTGAAGAAAAGCAATCACGAGATGTGACCAATAAAGAACGTAAACGTAAAGAATTGGCTGACCGATATTCAGAAGAATTTATCAAAGAAAAGGCAAAAGAGATCGCGATACGACGTGCAGAGAAAGAACTGGTTTGAAAGAATAAACATAGTGATTTATTCTTACAAGAATAGTGAATGAATTTTTATTTTTATTTTATTTTTGTTTTTATTTTTATTTTTTTTAGCTAGTGTACAATCCAGTAATAAAGATTGTTACGCTAGAAGTGTGAAGGCTTTTCCAACTAATTGGAATAAGCGCACTTTATCCTCTATGTTTCCATAGAGGGTGGACTGTATCTTAAGCCGACTCAGGTTGCTTAAACCTTCATTGTCGACCCATATCCGTTCAGTCTCTGACGCCCTACCATGAGCTAGCGATGTAGCGCTTTTAGGTAGTAAGCATGCTGATTGCCCAATCCTTTTCATTATCACCATACCCAAGTTATTACTCTTGGCCAGTTCCATGTTTTCACATGGAACCTTGGTAGAAAAGGCTCTAAGGGTGTCCCAGAACAACAAGATATGTCGCCGCATTTCAAATGCGACTAACAGTAGGCCTAGGGTATCTAGTTTGTGACGGCCATAAAGGTTTATCCACAGTAAGAGGTCACTTTTACTGCGGCATACTGTTTTTCTGCCCCTGTCGATGAAAATTGACCAAATAGCTAGAAAGTTGATTACACCTTCCATGCTATTTAGTCAAGCAGCCGCCGCCACCATTTTCATACCTTCAAGGCCCCCCATACCACTCATCACTCTGAGCACATTGTAGTTTCTAGCGTACACGCGCACCTTAGCCGTGTTGACACTTGCGACCGTCGCGTTCGAGAGAACGAGCTGGAGGGTCGCGTTATCAATACGGGAGAAGTTGCAGGTGCCCGACGGCTGGTGCTGCTCAGGCTGGAGTGCAAACGAGTACACGTTGATACCCGTGTCAGGAGCACGGGTGTGGTGCTGCCAAGGCTGCACCTGGTCGAAGTAGGTACCCTCACGCTCCGAGAAGCGGTCCTGGCCGTTGAGCTGGAGCTTGGCAGTGACCACTGGGTTCTCGCCCCAGCAGTGGAGGCCGAGGGAGGTCTCCGCGAGGACGAAGGTGCCGGCATCCGAGACGGCGGACTGAAGACCACTGTCATTACCCTCCCAAGCGAAGGAGGTGCCGCTGAGGGCTGAAGTGGAGGTAAGACCGTGAGAACCAGCACTCTCGAACAGACCCGATGCGTTGATGAACTTGGTCTCGCCGCTGACACCGACCTCGCTGCCAAAGGCCTTGATGGTGTTAGGGAGGGCATCGATGGCATCCGTGTAGTTGAACGGCTGGGCACCGAAGGTGTTGAAGAGGGTGTGGCCACCGCTGAACGAGGAGCAGTAGTCGACGTTGGCATCAGGCTGCACCACCCACACAAGCTCCTTGCAAGGGTGGTTGAAGCTGAGGCGGATCTTGTTGGAGGACGAACCGACCGACTCAGAGCCAGTGAACTGGAGCTGCTCAATGAGGTACTCGTGAGGGTTCTGCGCCATGCGTCGGCGCTCATCCGTGTCGAGGTAGATGTAGTCCACGTAGAGCGAGGCAGACACAAGGGACTGGTTGTAGGCAGACGATGCCTTCACATCCGTGGTGCCGTTGAGGGAAGACACAGCCCAGAGGCACTCATCAATCGAACGAAGGTTGATGTTGATCTTCACCTCGTGGTACTGGAGGGCAATAAGGGGGAGGGCAAGACCAGGGTTGTTGCAGAACCAGAACTGGAGAGGAATGTAGAGGGTGGTCTCAGGGAGTGCGTTACGAGGAGCACACACCTGGCGAGGGGCAGACGAGGCACAAGGTCCGTCCACCGCGGCATAGCCAGGGTCCGTGAGGAAGGTAAGCTGGGTCGTGTTTCCAACCATCTTGTTGTAACCACGCTCCTGGTTCACATCCATGGTCAGCTGCGACCAGATGTGCATCCAGTCACCGTACTGCTTGTCAATGCGCTGACCACCAATCTCGACCTCCACGTCATCAATGAGCTGGTGTCCAGGGAAATCCAGCCACCGGGCATACTTGGCGTGGTCCTGGTTAATCTCAGGAAGAGTAACCTGGAGATACGTGCGGTAAGCAAGGTCTCCGTTACGGGAAATGGTGCAGGTGACGCGACGACCGAAATCACTCTGGCCGTTGAAGGTCTGCTCAATCGACTCCATAGCAAAGTTGGTGTGGCGGCGGTAAGTCACCTTCCAGTAGGTAATCTGAGGATTACCAGTCAAATAAACATCTTGTGCGCCGTAGGCTACCAGTTGCATTAATCCACCACCCATGTTATAAACTAGCAAAAGAAAAAAAAATTACTAAATTATCTTTTATATAAAGATTTACCGGTATAGTATATTCAATTATGAATAATAAAAAGGATGATACAATAGATGCGTTATATTTAAAACAGATACGCATTTTTGGAACCATGGAGAACGAGGTTATTCCTAAATTAACCACCAAGATGAAGGAATTGGAAGAGACGTGTACCGAAGAAAATAGGAAAAGTGCTGAAAAAATAAAAGGTCAAATAAGGCACATGAGACAACAGAAGACAAATTATTTTTTAGAGAACTCGAAAGATTTATTTACTTATTTTGAGTCCAAGCAGGAGATTGATAAAAACATCAATCCAAAAAAAAATATGAACCATTTTTTTAACCTAAAAGAAGACCATTCCATCAAGCAGGCGGACGTAGTGCATTCCATTCAAACCTATCTGGAAAAAAATAACTTTCTAGAAAGTGATCTAAATCAGTATCTCTATAATAAAACCGTATGTGAGACATGCAACAAGGGAGAACTTATCAAAGTGACACAAGAGGGGATTATGATTTGTAACAAGTGTTATTCTACACAGAAATTCTTGGTGGAAAATGATAAACCGTCTTATAAAGAACCTCCTAAAGAAGTTTCCTTTTATGCATACAAGCGTATCAATCATTTTCGAGAAATTTTGTCTCAATTTCAGGCAAAGGAGTCTACCGACATTCCAGATGAAACCATCGAAACCATACAGAGGCAAGTGAAGAAGGAGCGACTTACTCGAGAAGACTTGAGCAATAAAAAGATGAAGGAAATCTTAAAAAAACTAGGATATAACAAATACTATGAGCATATTCCATTTATTAAGGACAAGCTAGGTATCAAACCTCCTGTCATGAGCCCGAAATTAGAAGATACTTTGTGTAATCTCTTTATGGATATACAAGTTCCTTATTCGAAACATTGTCCAAATTATCGTGTCAATTTCCTCAATTACTATTATACCCTTTATAAACTATGTGAATTGTTGGGAGAGACACAATACCTCGAATTTTATCCCATGCTAAAGGACCAGAAGAAATTAGAACAAGACGAAATATGGAAACAAATATGTAATGATTTGAACTGGGAATTCATACCCACGCTATAAGCCTTGGCGGAAGTAAGCCTTGGCGGAAGTAAGCCTGTGACATTAAAATCCGCCTGGGAAATGGACCAGATTTGCACCAATACCGAACCCTGCCCCTGTACGTGCACTCTCACCCATGGTAGGAATATAGGTATCCAGAATACTAAACGTAGCGGCTGCGACCACTGCGAGGATTGCAATCTCTTCAATGTCCAATGACTTTTTGGGAATAGCAAAGCATGCAATAGCCACCATTAAACCTTCCACAACGTATTTAATGACCTTTTTCAATACTTCACGGAAATCTATAAACATTATATTATAATCCACAGAAAAAAATATATAAATAACTTGTCCTTTAACATATAAGATGACGAATAAAAAGCAGTTGATTGATTTATTGGATGAGGACAAGCCTATTGCAGAGCAGAAGTTTGCTTGTATGTCCTTTATTTCTCCTGAGAATGAGATTAAAAAACGCGAACTCTTCTTTTTCGAGAATTACTTGAAGCATTATGATTTTTTAAAATCCATGGAAAAATTCTCTCAGTTTATTCACTTTGTCTCATATAAATACAACCTAGATGTGGATGAGTTGACAGCAGAGTATGCATCTTTCTTGGAAAGCGAAAAATCCACTCTTGTCACAGACTTGAACTCGGATTACAAGGGGTTTGTGGACAAGAACGAGAGAGAACTGGAAGAGGCTTATAACAAAGAGAACTCCTTTCAGACATCCGTACGCGGGTTGAAAATTCGAGGTGTCTTCCCTACACAGCAAGAGGCTGAGTTACGTTGTCGAATGATCCGAGAGGCAGACCCACACCACGATGTCTATGTGGGTCCGGTAGGTCTTTGGATCCCCTTCCACCCCGAGGCTTATAAAACGGGTAATGTACAATACCTAGAGAAGGAATTGAACGAGTTGATGCACGAAAAGAAGAAGAACGAGGATACAGCCAAGAGTGAGTTTGACAAACGCGTCAAGCAATCCAAGGTAAATGCCATTCAGGCAAACATTGAGAAGGCAAAGGAGAATAACAATCGGCTTACACAAACCATCAATGAGAAGGGTGATTTGGTATCTATCCAAAATATGAATACTCAGGAGAAGAACCTGGGTGTCAATGCGTCATTGGAGGATATTCAGAAGGAGCTCTTTGAAGGTGAAGATATTCTGCTAGAGAAGAAGTCCGATACAAGTGGGATCATTCCAAATCCAGACATTTAATCTATCTCTATTCTAATGGCACAACCGCGTTTAAATATTACCGTAGTGACTAGGGAATGCGGAACAGTTCCGGCCTATCTACAACCCCTTATTGATTTGCGTCAAGGGAAAGCAAGTGTACCTATTACCGATACAACAGGCAGAATAACGGTACAGAGCAATATCTTTGTCAGTGGATTAAAGTATGAAGACTTTGCCATGCGTCGAAAGGCAGAGACATTTCAATATAACGGAAACAGTAATAAGGAAAGTCAAAAGACACTTTTTAGTAAAATGCAATATAGAAAGGTCATGAAAAATGTCGATCGTTTCAACACCTGTCCAGTCATACTCTATCCGCCGGCCAACAGTGGAGTAAAGGACGTCATGTTTAGTGGTTATTTTTTAAATAAAAACGTTCCCTATCGACCCTCTATTTGAAGTCATCCTAACCCTTATATCTTAACGTATTAATTAAATACTTTAAGATAATCGATACACATCCTTACCTATATCAAGGTCGCAAGCTTGGTACGAGACAAACGTCCATTGTGGGGAAAATCTCACCACTCATGCAGACATCCCCTTGAAAAACATCGGTACACACTCGATGTCCTTTTTCAAATCCAATGTAACAAAAACCATCTTTTTTGACAATTTGGTCTGGCCGATAAAGCGAAGTATCCATTTTATTTTGTAATTGTCCAATTGCTCCCTTTTCTTCTTTCTTCTTCTTTTCTTCTTCTTCTCTTTCTTCTTTCTGGATACTAGAGACAACCGGTGTAGGAGTAGGTTCTGGAACGGGTGTCTTTTCTATTTTTTCAAATGTTTTCTCAAGAGTTTGAACAGGATTTGTGGTTTTTACACCATCAACCAAGGAATGATAATAAGAAAGGATTGTATCTCTAAAATAATATAAAACAGACAATAAACCCAGAACTAAACTAAAGATGAGGATACCCCACATGGTAAAAGAGGGAGGCTTGATATCCATGTCATAGACTGGTTCATTGGGTGCAGCCTTCTCTTTTTTAGCGATTAATCTGGACATTGTGCTGGAGGGTTTAGTCGTTTGGAAGTTCTTTCCTTCTCCATACATATTCGAATAAATGTTTTGAAGCACATCCTTGGGCATTATAATGATATACTATACTATAAAAATACTTATAAAACTGTATGAACTTCATTTTTTTTAAGTTCTTTGAAAATCAGTTGAATATTTTTTTGCAACGGTCCAAAGATTTCACCTCGTTCTACAAGTGGAAGATGATAGGGTAATGTTTCTTCCATAAATAGCACGATACAGAATGTCAACACCTCTCGTTTCTTCTTGTTATGCGAAGGTCGATAACGTATAGAAAAGAGACCCATCAGAGACTCTACCGTTCGCTTACGTAGAGGATCCGGATGAGACAAAAATATTTCAAACAATATCCATACGATGTTTTGATAGAAATGAGGTATACCTTCTCTCTCTAGAGAAAATAGGGGTTTCTTTTCTTTGCTACATTTCTCATCATAACAGAGGATCCAATCCATCCAATAAAATAGTTTGGTCTTGTTTTTTGTCTCTGTCAAGTGATAGACAAATTCATTGAGAGGGACAAACAGCTCCTTCGGGTCGCCCTCCTTGAAGAAGGGTGCAACATACTCAAGGGTGGGTGCACACAAATCGGTAAAGACTTCTTCAAACTTGAACTTGAATGTCATAGGATCCAATAGGGTTTGTTTTTTTGTCTCAGATAAAATAAGAGTAATACTAAACAACAGTGTTTTTATGGGTTCCATATTACGAAGTTCTAGGTCATTCGTGCATTCATGAACCATCTCTTTGAACTCTACAAATTTCTTGTATACATAAAGAGGTAATTTTGGATGTTGGATATGGATATATTTACATAACACATGAATGTAAAGGTTCCATAGTTCAAGGATAAACCCGCTACACAACAGGTCCCCTGTCCAGAAAAAGGCTTCTTCTGTTTTTTGATAATAGATGGCATTTTCGAGGTCTTTCAGAACCTTTGCCTTTGGATAATTCGAAAAGGTATACTGAAACCTTGTACGTACATCGTCAATTTCATACGATTTATCTGATTTCATTTATAGTGTTCTACACAAAAAAAAATAACCGATTATACAAAATGATACTCTTTCTCTTGTTGATCCTTCTCTTGTTAAGTTATATCTACTTACAACAACAAGTCGAAGGGTTTGAGATGGGAAGCCAAACCTATTATAATGATGATATTTTTGACCCTTTTTATAGTTATCATTACGATGAAATCTTAAATACCATACCTTTGTATGAGGAGATGATTTTAAAGGTATTTCCTCTATTGACACAGGGAAGCAGCATGTTATGGATAGGTTCAAGAAATGGACATGGTGTACAATTATTGAACGACATGGGTAATCCCACGGGGATAGATGGGTCTAGTGCAATGGTGAAAATGGCGAAGTATAAATATCCATCCACTACCTTCCTGGAGGGAACCTATCAACAATCTACCTTGTTTTCACCTCGTAGTTTTACCGCCGTTTTTTGTCCGTTCCTTGAACTACATCGTATTTCTGACCTGGATCTCCTTATGCGAAATGCAAGCGATTGGCTCATTCACTACGGCTATTTGGTGATCACACGTATTGATTTGTCTCAGTTTCCGATGGCCTTGTTGACCGAGACTCCGGGTACATTCCAATACAAGACTGAATTCAAAGGGAACGAGTGGATTGAAACGTTTACCGATGCAAGTTCAAAAACACGTACGAATAAACAAACCTTATATCCGTATACAATGGAAGAAATTGCAACCTATGCAAAACGTTATGACCTGAAACAGACCAATCATTATGCGGGTAGTCTTGTACCTTTACAGGTACTTGTCTTTCAGAAAAAATAAAGAAACAGAAAAAATAAAGAAACAGAAAAAATAAAGAAACAGAAAAAACACTTTTATCGTGTATAACGACCAATCGAAACAAATGAATCCAATACATAAATAGTAAATACTCCTAAAAAACAGAACAATACAATTTCTTCATTTTTTTGTCCTGTTTTAATTTCACGCTGCTCCTCGAACATTTGCATGATCCGGTCAATCTTTTGTACCAGGTCATCAGGTCGTTTGGCAGGCACCTTGTTTTGGTCCTCTATCAACAAATATTGGTCGCTAGGAATAGGTATATATTTTTCCACATTTGGAATTTCATTGCTGTAAAAGGAAGAGAGTTCTTTGTCATTTTCATCCTGTATGTTTTTATGAATATCCGAGACTCGGACGTGGTCATATGGATTAGCCATGGAGGGCTTGTCCAAAGCATAGGACGGATGACCGGATTGTGTCTGAATAGATTGCATATTCTGTTGCATATTCTGCAAGACGGAACGATCGATTTTCATTTTATCTTTATTCATCTTGTCTTCTAATACTTGGTCATGGTCAATCGGTGAAGCATAAAATGCGAGTGACATTACTTTATTAGAAACATATATTTTTTTTATGCTTCCTCTATATTAATGTCTAAAACAAAAAAGGCATCCAAGTCATCCTCCCCATTTGATTTTTTAAACGTCTTGAATGACAATAAGTATTTTGCGGGGGTCATCATGTTGGTCATGAACATCGGTTCGAAATATATTACGATTGAACTCAGCAAAACCCAAGAAGCTTACTTCCGTTATACACTGGGTCGTCAAATCATCATTTTCTCCATCTTGTGGGTAGGTACACGAGATATTACGATTTCGCTTGTACTTACCGCCGTATTCATTCTTTTGGTGGATTATCTGTTTAATGAAAATAGTAAATTTTGCATCATTCCAGAGAAGTACAAAGAATTACAAAAAGAAGCTGGGGGTAATTTTGTCACTCAAAAAGAGGTAAACGATGCAATTGACACCTTGAAGAAGGCAAGAAAACAAAAGGAAAACACAGATGATGTAGAGGACAGTTATAAACAAATCCTTTACAAAGAGAATTTTATTTAATCTTATTATATATATGATTACCGTACAGGGAATAGAAACCCCTTATTATTATGAAAGGATTACGTTGGAGCCTGGTAACAAGTATAATGAGAAGTTCTGCATAGACCCTGCCGAGACAAACAAGGCATGTTTCAATACACAGAAGGATAAGTATTTGTTAGGTGATACAAAGGTGACGACGAATGCGAAGACAAATGAAACAAAAATGACGGAATTCTTCTCTACCTATTATCGATATTCACCCAAGTTGTTTCTGAAAGAACGCACCAATACACTCCTGCTTTTTCCTATTTTTAAACCAACGCCTATCGACAATTACAGTTACATGGACGATGCCATCAAGAAATACTACAAGTGGATTTTCTCAGTGAAGCGTGAACTCGAATTCTTCAAGTTCAATGAAAAAGGCGAACCCACCATCGATGAGGACAATCCGGCTGAAAATACTTACGCCATAGCCTTTATCAACATTACAGACAACGATGACGACATACTTGAAAAGATAAATCGTATCAAACGCTTTATTACACTTAGTCAAACACAATATACAACAACCAAGTTTAAATACGACCGTTCCATTACCAATGTTGTCTTTTATACAGATATCAGGAGAGAAGACCTTGATAAGTCTGCAGATGTAATGTTGTTTGTGGACTATTACAAACGTAAACAGACCGTAGAAAATCAGATGCGTGTATCCAAACTACTTAAGAGCAATCTGCTTTCTCTACCGAAGATTGGCGAAGAGACTGCTCGTCTAAAATACGTATTGATTGACAAACCCAAGCAACGACCAGGTTCGCCTTTTAATGATTTCGTAGAAGGTGATTTTAATAATATCTACAAAGCAGGACTACTCCGTTTCCGTGTCACTGAAACAGCAGATGCACTTGAAAAGACGTTTCGTATCTTGTATCGTGTCCACTCCGTAGATAAGGAAGACCTCTTTGGTGAAATACGTACAGGGGATTATATTTATAAAATGATAGATAGTGAAGAGAATGAAGGTAAATTCACGAGAGGAAAGCTGACACTTGTACCTGGGTTTAAAGACAAATATATTTTTACCACGTATAGTACCAAGGAGGAGGAAAGGGAAATAGACCCGGATATGAACTACGACAAGAACAAAGATGCAAAGGATACTGGACAGAAAAAATATACATTAACTATTCGTAAAGGATGGTTAGGCTTTAATTATGTCACGTACAAGACCAAGGACATGCCTGTGACGCGCGGAACCATTGAATATGAAAGATACGGCAATGAATACGAAAAATACAAGTGGTTTCGTTTCAATGACTTGGATAGCCAACTCACCATAGATACATCGATTAAATATTACGAAGACATTGTCTTTGACCGTGCAGCAATACTTGCCTTTTTAGAGCACAAGAAAACGTATAACGACAAAATGAGATTGTCCAGCGAATTCTTAAAAATAAATACCAACGTCAAACTTATGACAGAATTTACGCGTTTCATTTACGATAACTTGAGTGAGACCCACGTCAATCTAACCTCTTTCGGAATAACCAATACGGCTTTTGCGAGACGTATCCGAGTAGGTCTATTGGATTTACTCTTTACTCCGAATGAAACCATTTATGTGATTCAGAACGTGAGAAAACCTACTCAAGCAGACCAAATAAAAACTATGAATTATAAAATTGTTTCATATCGTGACGTTGTCTCCGAGAAGAAACTTGATTTTGACCGTATCATCATTGGAGATGATCCAGAAAGGTTATATTGTAAAAAGAAAAAAGGTAGCAATGAGAATATATGCGACAATGTTGAAGTCAATAAAGATAATAATACTAATTTGCAGGTCATTGTGTTGGTGACGAAAGAGAATGTAAAGGATGTGGAGGATTTAAAAAAGGGTGCGGAATGTAAAATGTTGAAGAAAAATCTTCAGCGAAACATGAGAAGAGTTTTCTATACAAGAGGCGGGTCCTTGAAACGAAAGAAACGATTAACGAGAAGACGAAAGAAGGGTCAATAGCGTCTCTACGCTTTGCTGGATTTGGTTGTAATACACATCTGTTTCTTTTTTTAGTTCATAGAGTTCGGTCAACTTGGAAGTGGTTTCATTCAATTCAATCTGGACTTTCATCTCTTCCTGTTTGAGAAGCTCTTGTTCTTGTCTCCATTCTTCTAATTTATGTAGTTGGGCATCTTTCTCTTGTTCGAGTTTCTGAATAGTCCGTTGAATATATTTCATTTTATCGTCAAGTATGCTAATCTGAGACATCTATAAGGATTTATCTTATTTTTTATCCTGATTTAAATCGCATATCACTTATGACTAAATCGCGATATGAATGGAATTCTTGTCACTCCGTCGTCTACCTTTTCGAGAAGTCACCGGGGTGTCATTTAAATGGTCTAGTTCTTCTAAACTAATCATACTGTCATTCTTATCGGGCAAAGGGATGGTCTTTTTTAGTCCAGTTAAAATACTATTAATGTTCTCAGGTCCATTCATCTCTGGGCGTTTGGTCTCGGGTCTTGCAAACTGCTGTACGAATTGATTAACCCCTTGATTAGTCTTCTCCATGCTAGTTGCAGCCGCACGTGTAAACTGACTCATGAGATCAGGGTTTTGTCTCATAATATCGTCCATCCCAGGAATAGCAGACTTGAACATGGTATTGGACATGTGTACCATAATCCCAGCCGAGGCCAGCTGAAAGACCAACTTCAACTCGGGTGCCATTTTCGCCTTGGACTTGTATTTTTCTGCTAGCTCGCTAAAGATATCACTGTAATCGTCTATGTTTTCTTGAATATTCTCGGAGATACCATCGAGTTTAATATCAAAAGGGTCAAACTTGTTGTTGAGGAACTCGATGCCTGTAATGAGGGTTGTCAACATTTTTCCCTGGAATTGCACGCTATTCTTACGTTCTCGTTCCGACTGCTGGTATTCATATTCTCCGCGCATCTCCTCCAAGGATGATTCCATCGTATACTGCTTGCTTAGTTCTACTCCCTTTTGTTGAAGGGTCTCTAATTTTCGTAAATATTGAAACTTTTCTTTGACAAGTTCCTCCTTGGATTTGATTTCAATATTTTTTAATTCTCCTTCGATGTTGATCTCTTGAATATGTCGATAACCATCCGAAGTGGTTTGTCGGTGTGTATCCATGGAGACCGTTTCTCGACCAATATGAATGGGTTCGGGAGTATTTTCAAACTTAATGGATTTACCCATATTCTCAAACTCTTTCATATCCTCTGCAAAAGAAACACCTGCTACAGGTTTGGCATCATTCAAGAGAAACTCAATGCCTCCACCAAAATCTGAACTGGGTTTCATTTCTATGCTATCCAACGTAATTTCTTCCATCTATGAAATAGATATATTAGATAACTTTAAATCTATCGCATTACATATTTAAACTATACTTATAGTTGGACATGTATGGTTTCAAGAAAGGTTGAAATAGAATTATCTAATTTATTTTCTTTTTTCATGTAGTCAAGTAGCTGTAAGAAACAGTCCGATAGGTCGTCCTTCTTTTTATGTTTTCCAAAATAATCTATCTGGTCCTTGTATTTTTCCTCAATGATTTGCCGAGTAATGACAATTCCTAGTTTCTTTCGCTGTGCGTAGGTAGTTTTCTCCTGGACAAACATCTTGAGTTTATTTGTAGCATTCCAGTATTGTATGGCAGTATTTCCTTTCGAGACAAAATACAACGTAATCATACCCTGCAGAGCTTTCATGCGTATAGCATTTTGACCAATTTGGTTCTCGATTAAAATAAGGTCATACCGTGGAGGCAATTTTTCCAATGCTTCAAATAGTCGTTTGCTTAAATCTACCATGTTTAACTTGTTTGCATTAACCGTCTTGTCGCATAACTCAATGACCTTCCAATCTATAATGGTATCTTCGTACATACAATAAGCCAAATTCTTGATTCCGACATCGATACTGAGATACATATCTGTATAGATAAGGAATACATTTAAACCTTAATCACATCACTATGGATGTGGATTGCAATTTTTGTTTTGTTAGGCGTGCTGACTTGTCTCGTGTTGGGTCAGAGTCCAGTCCATCCTTATTCTGAAATTATAGACCCCATATCTTCCATATAGGTTCTCTGCATGGGTCGTCTTTTTTTGTCGTCCAATGCTTGTCGAGTGAGATACATTTCTTTGGCAAAAGAATTCTCATAACCATAGGGTTGCTCATGACCACGGATCAAATAGGGTGCCCCATTCTTAAAGGGTTGTTGTAGGATGGGTGTTTTGTTTTCTAAAATGGAGGTTCTGTAATTCAGTTTCATCAATTCATTTGCATGGTCCATTAAATACTTACGGTATTCGCTGTTGGTTTGTATACCATGATTACGTTTAAAGGTCTCAGTATCTTGTGTATAAAGTGTGAACGTGCGACCATCCTGTACGATACCCGGGAACTTTTCGGTAGCGTTATTGTTGGTGACATAGTCGGTTGCCCACATATTATAGTGTACTACTATATTTTTTCATGATTTTAGGTGAATTACAATTTAGCAAGTTCCACCAATTCATTCTTTTTCATGTTTGGTTTTACCTTTATTCCCTTTTCCATGAGTAAGTCTCGGAGTTGTTTCATGTTCATCTTACTAAACCCATCCTCGGAAGTATTCGTATTCTCTTCAATCATAATCTCAGTCTCAGTCTCGGTCTCTTGTACGTCTACGACATCTACAACATCTATGCACTTTTCTATGTTCAAAATTTCGGCAGTGGATGCAGTCTGAGAGTCCAAATCTACGATCTTGACATCGGATGGGTCGACGATAGGGCTAATATCGAATTCATTCATTTCACTCTCCACACTCTCATCCTCTGAATCATCCATCTCTGGAATAGTGGCTTTTGCATGTACTTCTTGTTTGGAATGATTTCTCTCTCGTAACAGTTCATACAGAAGCTTTGCCTGCTCGTTCTGTGCCTCCTCAAGAGACTCATACTTCTTCTTGAAATAATAACACATCAAGGTTACCAATAGGAGATTGATAATCATACCAATAAAGAAGCTTCCAATGTCAAGAATAGAAGAAAGCATCATTATGTGAATAACCTATATTATAATCTTTAGGTTCTAACGAAATAAAATGTCAGGATAATTCATTTCTTTTAAAATGTACTTTCCTCCATGTACAGTAGAATAACCTTCTAAGATGCTATATAAAAAGGTAATTTTTTCTTCTGTCTGAAGGACGTCCATTTTACCATTCACGACTTGATCTGACCCGACAAAGTGTTTACAGAGCTCAATAAAATGGGTAGTAATCAGATAATCGATAGAGACCTTGTGTTCATTCAAGAGAGAGAGGTACATTTTTGCACAAGATACCGCATCGATTGGATTTGTTCCTGAATAAATCTCATCAAAAATACACAAATGACGCTTTTCCTTGTGGAGAAGAACACAATCCAAGATTTCTTTACAACGGCGTGCTTCCGCTTGAAAAAGACTGTCTCTTCCAGAGGTATCTGGTATATTGAGATAGGAATGAAAAAAGTCATAACAGGATATAGTGGCTTCAGAGAAGCATCCTAGACCAAATTGCTGACACAAGAGGACATTGATCATCGTTGATTTTAAGACGGTCGTTTTACCAGAAGCATTCGGACCGCTCAAGATAAGATTTCGTTTTAGGTCTATTTTATTTTTGACAGTCTTTTCTTTCATAAGTGGGAGATAGTACATCTCTTTGAATACTGTTTGTTTTCCAAACTTGCAAGGAAGTATCGATTGAGATTTTACCTTTTTCTTAAGTGCATGAATGTCTCGGATATATTGGTTTAAATGAAATGAATATAAGAGTGTGTTACGATAATCATCGCGCATGAAAAACTCATAATACAAGTTCATGAGCAACCCGAGTTGAGTAAGCTTATAAAAAATGTTAGTGGCTGGCTGTATTCCATTTAAATGTTTCACCATTTGTCTCATCTTTTCCAACTCGACTTCATTCTTCTGATGGAAAGGTTGATAGGTAGAATATTTCTGTATTTTCTTCTGTAATTCATCTGCTGTCGCAATAGTATGGCTGAGATGTTCCTTGCATTCTTGGATAAACGTATAAACTGAACCAATGTTTTTGTAATAGGTCATACAGGTGGTGATATTGGTATAAATCTGTAAAAAGTAAATAAAAAGAGATACTACAGCGGTTGTCTTATCTTGCATAGTTACATGGTCTAATCCACTAAATAACTTATACAAACTAGTTGTTTTCATAACCGCCTTTAAATGGTCAACGTATTGGTCGATGGAAACCTCAATGCCTTTTAATTTCAAGATGAGAAAGGGCATCACCAAGATCAATAGAGGAGACAAAAGTGAAAAAATGGGAGTAGATAGATTATACATCCCTAGACAATGCAGGAACAACGGAGACTCATTCATGTGCAGCATGGGTTTAAACCCAATATATTGATAACGGTCAATAAAATTTGTCTCGAGACAAAATGATTTGTAATTCTCGTGAAAGGTCTTATCTTCATATGGGGTCAACCTGCATTTACGTATGACCCGTTGACTGTCTTTTAAAAAAGCGACATCTGTGGTATAAAAAGAACTCCATTTCTCCATTAACAAAGATTGATCAAAGAGATGTCGATAGAGAGGAGATGGTCCACTCATTTCCAAGTCACTTTGAACAATAGAAGACACCATTTTAGGGTTCGCATATTCAATCGGCAATTTAAACTCACACTCATCTTCGGTTTCTTTTGTCGCGACAAACATTTTGTCCCATTCTAGCATTAGACTTACCTTAAGAAAAGGTTATATTAATATAATATAAACGAAAATAAATAATCCTATACTATAATGTATAGTTACGATACCATTATGGGTCTATCGATACATATGAAACCCGAACAGTATTCATTAGACACGTCCACGGTTCAAATACTGAATAAATTGAAGGTCCTATTGCAGATCCCCGTCATCGAGCCCTTAAAGGCAACGGTGATTGTCAAGAAGCAGTCTGAAATATCCAAGGTGATTAATTTATTGAACAAAGTCACCGAGAAGACGTATGAAAAATTGAAAAAGGAGATTGTGGAGATTGTAAAGTCAGTAGAAAAGAAAGAAGATCTGGACAAAATTAGCCACACCATTTTTAACATTGCGAGTTCAAATCTATTTTATAGTGTACTTTTTTCAAACCTCTACAGTGAATTGGTTTCTGTAAATAAAATATTTTATGATATTTACCAAGAACATTATGAAATCTATTTTGCAGATTTGTCTCGATTGACCTATGTGGACCCGAACCTAGACTATGACCGATACTGTGATTACGTGAAAGAGATTGATCGTCTGGATTCCAACTTAACTTTTTTTATTCAGCTTATGAAAAAGAACATTGGTAACATGGACCAGGTATCCGAGTTATGTATGTTAATCGAGACAAAAATCATTGGACTATTGGAGGAAGAGGGAAAAGACCTATGTGAGAAGATGTTGTCATCTGTGGCGATTATCATGAAAGAAACTGCAGACTTTTTGGCATTTAATAAAAACCTGGAAACCATCCATACCTTGTTTTTGACCATACAGCGGCATCCATCCATTACGTCCAAAATGAAATACAAGTGCATGGACATGGAACCGTATCTGAAATAATATTGTTTTAACCTCAAAATAAAATTGTTTTAATATAAAATAAATTACTTATAGTATACAATGACGAGTTCAGTGGATTCACGAATCTCTCCAAAACGATATGAGAGTATCCTCAGCGAAATTGAAGAAGAAGACCAAAATATCAAGAGTGACTTGTATGAATTGTCTATCTATGACCATATGATACATATTTCACCTGGTAAAACGATACAAGATGATGAAATCAAAGATTTGGTCTATTGCTATGTTTATGTAGTGAAAAACGACAAGGTTGTACAGAAGTTGGGAGTGTATGAGAGGTTTACCAAAGAGAAAGAACCCTTCTTTGATTTGTCCACATTTGGGAAAGGAACCCTATGCTTGTTTGAAAAGTATGAGACCAATCCTTCCATCTTTCTTGATTTTAAGACGGATGTACCTGATACAAAGCCCGAGACAAAAAAGAAGAAGCCAAAGAGCAAGGTTGAAACGGTTCCCGAAACAGCTGAAGTAGACCTGAATGCACCTGAACCAGCTGAGGTCGATCTGAATGCACCTGAACCAGCTGAAGTAGACCTGAATGCACTAGAACCAGTTACCGAACCAGTTGAGGTAGACCTGAATGCACCCGAAAAAGTTGTGTCAAATGTACCCAAGCTTTTAGATACAATTTCTCTAGAACGTGATTTGGGTATGAAAACGAGTGCGAGTGTTGAAACTGGGTCAAAGCCAAAGAAAACCAAGCCTTCCACGGAACCGTCTGAACCAAAGATAAAGTTAAAGAAGCTAACGAAGATGGCGGAAACGAAGACAGCGGAAACGAAGACTGCTCAAACGAAGACTGCTCAAACGAAGGCCGAGACTCCGATACCCTCTGTAGAACCCGAGACAAAGGTTGAGACAAAACCGAAAACTCGTACAAAGAAAGTCAAAACCATCCTCACAGGTACGGATGCACCGGGTACAAAGTTCGGATAAAAATATTTATATACTATAGCATATGTCTACTTCTACGAATATCAATACAAATAAAAACAGGTGTTATGACAACCTAACCCCTAAGAGTAACAAAAACATTGGATTTATTCTAAAAAAATACGTTTCTCTGGTAAAAGACATGAATATTCAAGACCCCTATTTTATGAAATTGATTTATTCTCATTTATCCAAAGCGGTCCATTTGAAGAAAGAATGTAATGTGACGAAATCATCAAAACAACCCTGGGTCGAAGGAGAGTTTGTAGGACCAACCGTACAAGAAGAGGTCAAACAATCCCTCTTTCAAAGTTACTCCATAGAGACAAAGATAGAAGGATTTACATTTGATATTGAATTATTTACATCTGATGCATCATTTGATCTAGAACGATTTCTTTTTTTTATTCACGTGGTACTTGCTTTATGCTGCAAGAATACAACGACCAAAACCCGACACTTTCGTCTAAGGCTCATTCTAAGTGATGCTGAAAAAATAAAAGGGCATGCCATACCAGACCATCTGAATAGCGGATATACAGAGAATTATAAAGAATTGGTAATATATCGAAAAGAAGAATTTCTAAAGGTCTTTATTCATGAATGCTTTCATTTGTTTTGTCTCGAGTTTTCAGAGACCTATACTACTCAATACAAGGAAATGTTACGTTCCATCTTCAAGGTAGAAAGTGATTATCTGTTGTTTGAAAGTGTATGTGAATACTGGGCTCGTACCTTGAACTGTGCATTTGTTTCTTTCTTCATGAAAGAGGAAATGACATTTCAGGAATTTGAAAAGATTTTCGTCTTGAACCTTTCGATGGAAACCATATTTTCGATGATACAAATGAAAAATTACTTATCTTTGCACAACCTCACCTATGAGGATATTCTGAATAAACATACCATTCCTTACAAAGAAGAAACCAATGGGTTTTGTTATTATGTCATCACAAGTATTTTAATGTTTCATTACCAACCTACGATGAATTGGTTTGTCAATCACAATGAAACCATGTTGAACTTTTCTAAATCAAACAAGGATCTTTATTTGTTTCATCAATACATTCAAAGTATATACAATTCAAAAGAGTTTACAGACACCTTGAAAAAGTTAAAGACCTTTCGGTTGGAGAATATGTCAATGAGCTTATTTGATATTGAGATTTACGGTTAGTATAAGTATTTTTATCTTTCGGGTTAAAGATAAAAATAAGGGTTTGTTTTGTTGGTTTGTTTTTGTGTTTTATATTTTATCTAATAGATTGGATCTAAGCAGGGACTGCCTTCTCGAAGTGGCAAGACAGGTACTTCTGCAGGTTAAAGTAAGAGAGCTGCTGAGTAGGATCCGTCACGGTCTTCTCGTCATACTTGAGAAGCTTCTTCAGCTTCTCATCTGCAAGAATAAGACGACCATTCTCCTTGGCCTGGAGGTTGTTCGACCGAACATAGGCGGTGATCTGCTTGGTCACATCTGTGCGAGCCATCAGAGTACCACTCTCGCGACCAAGGAACACGGCAAGCTCATCACTAATCTTGGTCGGCTTCACGAACCCGCTAGGGGCACGGTTGCCCTTGTTCTTGTTTTTTTTTGCATTAAGCTTGTCGAGTACGCGAAGCTCCTTAGACACATGCTTCTCCACAAGCTTGACCTCAATCTTGAGAGCACTCAGCTGAACAGTAAGATCGACGAGGGAGCGGTTAAGGTTGGCAAAGACATCACCGATAGGAGTAACCTCTGGGGTAACAGGGTCAGCCGCCTTCACTGGCTCAGTCGTAACAGGCACAGGAGCAGGCGCAGGCACTGGGGTAGGAGGAACCTCAATCGGGAGATCCACCGGAACGCTCTTAGGTGCCTTGGACTTTGATTGCTTTGACTTAGGCTCTTTGATAGCAGACATTATACATAACCATACACATTCTTTTTATATTCATTTTTACTGGATTTAATTATTTTAACTATTTCAACTCTATAAAGGAAACAAAAAAGAAAATAGAATGAATGAAATTCCTTTATTCGTTCAAAGAACCGATTCATATAACCAAGGTAATGCATCCGCTGCAGGCATACTTACAAGGGTAAGTGCAGACAATATATAATAGGCTCCCAAAATTTGATATTCATGTTGATTAGAACGATACAATAAATCATGAAGGATCGAATAGGTATATTGTTTTAGAAGTTCTATCGGAGGATGAGAGCTATCCAAGATCATCATCGGTATATTATGGAAAGGCGTTCCATTTGGTGGACAGATAAGACGTTTCATTTCGCCTGATAAATGGGCACGATAACCCCAAATATCATAGAGTTCAAAGATAAAACGTTTGAGTTGTACCTCGTTTAGTCGTAGTAACCATTCACTCTGCGTGTAATTTCCAAGCGTATCCATTTTCTGAAACAATCCGATTATTTTTTGTTCATAGGACAATACCCTTTCTGGAAGTGCAGGCTCACATGGAAATAACAGTCGATTGTACAATGCTCTCTTTTCAATTTGTCTCGTCGTCTCTGGACTAAAGGGTCGGCGTGTATAAGGATTATAATTCATCTTTTTGTCAATCAAGGTAAAGATAGAACCCACTTCAAATCCATAGACGAACTTATCGTCTTCTGTAAAACTAATAAATGTTCGATAATTTATTTTTTGTACAGGTTCTGTCGTTAAAAAATCTTCTTCGTTGTTACATAGCGAACGGTCTAGACGTGCCGGTCCTTGGGTACGATGAAACAATACTACCATATATCGTCTCCAATATTTCTGTAAAACGCATGCATAAGACTGCTCCCGTAATCTCGTATAAAGGTCCTCCAACACTTCGAGTTTCTTTCGTTGTTTCCATTTTAGTTTAAATAAAACATAGATTTCCTTTAATTCTCTTAGGGTATAGTGATGTTCCTTCAAATATTTGAAATCATGAAACGTTTGAATCTTGTGGGTCATGATATAATAGTAGGATTTATATTTAACCGATTATTCTAATATCTTTTTCTGACGCATTCAACCTTTTGAGAGTAATAAAAAAAAATTGAATTAAAGAAAAGGTCTTAGTGTTATAAGTAAAATGTCTTCCCTCATTGTGAACGCTAGCAACTTCGCCCCAACGACCCAGATGGTTTACGGAAAGCCGCGTGTAAACACCAAGGGCGGTAAGAGTATTAATATTACTAATTCGGCAACTCGTCGTTCTCTGATGATCCACACACCTATGATGCTTACGTATGGTGTGAATGAACACAAGAACGATGATGGTTCCACGTCTTACGATATGAACATTCAGTTTCCTCGCGAGGAGTTTGAGACAGATGCGACACGTGCTCTTAAGAAGATGATGATGGAAATGGAAGAAAAGATTGTACAAGATGCTGCAATTAATTCGAGGGATTGGTTTGGAAAGAAGTATGGAGATGAAGTGGTTCAAGCGTTTTGGACACCTATGCTCAAGTACCCCAAAAACAAGGAACTCATGGATGGAAGTCTTGACAAGACGCGTGAGCCGACACTCAAGATCAAGCTTCCTATTTGGGATGGTCAGCCAAAGTTCGAAGTATACGACCTCAAGAGCAATCAAATCTTTCCGAATGAACAGGGTCAAACCCCAGATGCTGTAGTGCAAAAGGGAAGCAATGTATGTTGCACCTTGATGTGCGGAGGTATTTGGATTACTGGTTCAAAGTTTGGCGTGACATGGAAGCTGAGCCAGTGTGCAGTGAAGCCGCCCGAGACCTTTGAAAAGGGAAAGTGTTATATTCCTGGATTGTCTACACAGGATACCACCTATGGCAGTGATGGAGAGGATGAAGTACCTGTTTCAGCACCATCACCGGTTCAAGCAACACTTCCTTCGACGGATCTGGTACCTGAACCTGTGCCCGAGGTAAAAGAGGAACCTATTGCAGAGGTAGTCAAGGAAGAGCCTACAGTAGAGACGGTAGCCGAGCCTGTGAAAAAGGTGAGCAAGAAAAAGGCTGCAACTTCAGTTTAAATCCAATCCTAATTCTGAATAAAAATAATATCTGCTAAATGTTCTATGTCATATATTTTTTCTGAAAGACGTGGTATCCCCTGTTGGAGGAGACGACCTCTTTTTTGATCTTCCTCTGTGATTAAAATACTTATTCCTCCAAAACGCAGACAAGTATCGGTTCGATTTAAAACGACAAATAGATTATTGTCTTCGTCAATCTCTGCATTACCTAGCTTGGGTTTCAGTAAAATACGTATCTTTTTATAAAAAATCAGTTCCTGATGCCACAAAGGAATGTACAATTGTTCTTCTTCTAAATAATAGATATCCTTTCTCAGCATGTTTTCAAGGGTCGGTTCGAGGACATAGGTTTTGTAGGCAGATAAGTGCTGTTGGATGGGTTGTTTCAGGTATTGGGTTAAAAGTGGATGTTCTACAAAGGATAACCAATAGGCATAAATACGCCATTGTTTTTCTTCTATCGTATCCATAAATTCATCCTCGGGTCGGGTTAATAAAAAAGCGTAAGCGTCTTTTACTCGTATGAATTCTGTATCATTGCCTTTTTTATCGGGATGATGCAGAAGACACGCCTTTTTGTATTTCTTTTTTAATAGAGGTATATCAAACCTTTCATGCGGCTTTATTTTTAGCAAGAGACATGCGTCTTGTATCTTCATAATAAAGTAAAAAAAATATATTTATATAGTAACATGCCCAAACGTGTATTTCCAAAGGCCTATCAGAACTTGATTGATTCCATACTCTATACGAGAAGACGAATGGAGAAACGTAAGGGAACTTCTAAGTATTTTAATGTACAGTCTCGTAAACATATGAGACCTAGACATCGGCTATGTACACAGAAGAGATGTACGCGAAGAAAATGATAAACAGTAAGGTAGGGTTAAGGTTTGAGTGAATGACGCTTCGCGGCCGAATAACTCTTAGAAACCCTACGTTTGAGTGAATGAATAAAGTATTCCAAATGATAGATGGAACGATATCTCGTATTGTAATTCGTCATGAATAGCAAAAAATCCTCTTGGAGTAATTCTACCCGCGTACGTCTGTAAATTTCAAAATAAACGTATTGAATGCAATCATAGATATCAAGATTATAAATCATCCATTTATAAATCAATTCTCTCGCATTCGCCAGGTCGTAACCCTCGTTCAGAATATATTCGACGACATCTTCACAACGAGATGCATGATGTGCATCATAGGCAGATATCTTTTGAACCTGGACCGGTACAAGGGTGCAGATATCTTTGATACACGAAGGAAAGTACGAGACATGTTTGGTTAAAAAAAGATAGGTGATGGTTGTGTCTCGCATATAGGTATGAAATACCGATAACAAATCTGGATCAATCAAATGAAAATGACAGCACAATAATGTTAGTTTATTTTTAATCTGTAGTATTTCTTTTATCTTTACATAGAGATCGGTCCATATCGACTGCGAGATGTTCGCCCTCTCGAAATCGATTTCAAAATGCACATCACTCATTGTAAAGGTATACGTTTCGTTTTGTAAGTCTAACACACATTTACGCTTGTAGTGTAATTGAGATGGACTTTTTTTACGCAAGGCGGTAAGAGCTTCCTCGTAAACCAAGGACTGGTCTACTCCAAAGAGTATCATGGAACTCTCCATCGTTATACGAAACACATGCGGTTTATTTATATTTTAATCTTTTTAAATATAAATATATAAATACAAAAGGTCAAAAGGGTTAATGAACCTTTATCATCATCCATCGCAGATAAACTATAATCAAATCTCTTTTTATCTTCCCATTCCCAATAAGTTTTCTACGTATAAAAAATTCTACAAACTTCAATACAATACACATATCTTTATTATTCATACGTTGTATATTTTGCTCGATGCAGAAACCACGATTATAAAGGAAGATGACAAACTCTTTAAATATACGTTTACGTACAGAGAAGAACAACTACGAACCATTGAACATAACATTCTAAGTTCTTTAAAAAAACATGTAAAAAAGGAAATTTCTCACAATCATCCCAACACGACAATGGTTCGTCATCACAATTCTTATGTAAAAAATCCGCGGGTCTATCTGAGAGTCTCGGGTGTATGGGAAAATGACCAATCGATTGGGATTACCTGTAAAATAGAATGTTATCCGTCTACATAGAAACAATCCAGAATAATTTGCTGGATCCCAACAAGAATTACGTTGAAGAAGGCAAAAATGGCGGTATAACTGGCGAGCTGTTGATTGCCAGGTCCCTTTTGTAAATATTGTATCACTGAAAAGAAAATGAGACAAATAACTAAGATGGAAGAGTAATAAGACCATAGGAAATATTCAGGTGGCACCGCTTTCTTGTTAATCGCAGTAAAATACTGAACATTTAATCCAATCATCCACATCATCAAGATAAGGGTAAGCAATAAGGCCCATGGCAAACTCTGCAGAGCATTAAAGTCATTCGATCCGGGTTTAATATTGACAAAAATAATACCCAATAGAGAGAAGACTGCAATTCCGTAACCCCATATGAGAGCATTGGCTTCTCCCGTCGAGCCATCCGTCGAGTTCAACCCATAAGCCAAAGTCATTTTCACAAATACCCCTACGACCAAGAGAGAGACAAATATAGGAGTTGATTTTTGTGCGTCTTTCTCTCGCAATACATCTTTGATTGCATCAAGTAATCCGTCTTTACTTTCCTTTTCCATATACTATATCGTCTTATATTTTTTCGAATGTAACCTTCTATTTCTTCGGGTGTAGAATTAGAATATTCCGCAGGTAAAGGATAAAACTTTGGCTTCTTCATGGTCTTTGCTTTGAAAAATAGATAACGACCATGTGGACCTGTGCGTACACTCCAACTGTCTGTAATGGTGAGGAGAGTATTCTCTGTTTTTAGATAGGCAATTAATCCTTCCATTTCTTCAGGTGGAACAGCTTGCTCTGTAATCCACTGTTCGATAAAGTCTTTCTTATCATAAGTTTGAAGAGAACGCTTGTGTCCGTTATGTTCCAGATAAAATCCATGTGTTCCATGTTTCATCAGGAGAGGGGTTTTCTCATGTAGACCTACATATAAACTGTCATATTTTTTCAAGGGCATATCAATCACGATAGAAGACATTTGTTTAACACACTCTTGTACAACTTCTGTCCATTCCTTTGTTCCTTGCTCCACTTGATCCAGGTTCATTTCTAACAATCGGGTATAGTCATAATTAAAGATACTTTCGTAATAAGCATAACAAAATGTTTCTACTTTTACTCCAAGTGGTGTTACGGATAAACGGTTTGTCTCTTCCTCTTCTACTTCCTTGATACGGCTCGTGATACCATTTGAAACTTCATATTCATACATTTTAAGTTGTAACGGTTGACGTTTTATTTTACCTTTGACTACATAATGACGGTCTTGAACCGTATCCAATAAATGACTATAGGTAGACGGTCTGCCAATCGAACGCTTTTCAAGTTCAGAGATCAAATGTCCTTCTGTCCAGTGAGACAACGAGTGTGCAGTTTCTTCTACAGTGACCTTTTTACATTGGACCATGGTTAAAAATCTTAAATAATTCGACCAATCTATATTATCCGTTTCTTGTTTCCATCCACAATAGATTGCACCGATAGAGGTATAATAAAAATAATCTTCTTTTATATAAATCTTGAAGGTTGTATGAAGCATACGTGCAGGTTTCATACAACTCTGTAAGGTACGTTGATAGATATATTTATAGAGTTTATCACTTAGGGTATCTAGTTTTGTCTCAGTGACAGACAATTGAGTTACTCGTATACCTTCATGTGCTCCTTGTGCACTACCTAAAGGTCTTTCATAATCCTCTTTCAAGAATATCGATGCATTCGACAAAAAGTCTTCACTGTATGAGGCATTGTCTGTTCGAAGATAGGTAATGTAGCCTTCTTCGTATAAGGTCTGTGCAGATTTCATGATTTGTTGCGGAGACATGGACAGATTGGCTTGTTGCAATGTACTGGTGGTTAGAATTTTGGGAGGAGGAACCGATACTTCCTTTGTCTCAGGTGGAGACAAAACAAACTGATAGAGTGCTAAGGTTTCAAGAAAAGGATGCACCTCTTCTTGAGATAAACTACGGGAAAAATGAAACAAGATGCGTTCATTGGTGAAATAACCTTTTACCACAAAGGTATGCGGACGTATCGTATTTTCGATTTCTCGTTCTCTCTCCGCAAGTAGTCTCAACGTAGGCGTCTGACATCTACCTGCACTTAGGGTGTGTCCCACGTATTTCCATAACATAGGTGATACGGTAAATCCAATATAGACGTCTAACACTTGACGTGCAATTTGACTATACACCAGGTTCATTCGTAACACGGTAGGTTCGGACATGGCACGAGTGATATCTCTTTCAGTCACTTCATGAAAAAGAATACGTTTGGTACTCTTGGATAATTTACATACTTTGCAAACATGCCATGCAATGGTCTCACCCTCTCGATCGTCATCTGTGGCAAGGAATACTTCTTTTGCCTCGGCCACTTCTTTTTTCAAAAGGGTTACGACCTTGGGTTTTATGACATCATATTTTATTTTAAACGTCTCCATATTGATATTTGAAAGTGCTGGTATAGTACGAAAATGTCCACACGTCGCAATCACCTTATATCCCTGTCCTAAATAGGACTGTATCTTTTTGCATTTGGATGGAGACTCCACAATGACCAGGTTCATCTAGTAGAAGATAACAATTTTTGTTTATACTCTTGCCACTGAATGTTCTTCGATTCCTTAAACACGGGTTCCTTCTTTTTTAGTTCAGGGTCTACGTACATATGTTTTAATAAGGTTCCAATTTCAAAAGACGCTTCCTGTTGAGTACATTCGCCGGTTTCAATCTTAGCCAAGACATTAAGAAAGGTGTTCAAAACAGATAAGTCTACCCGGTTCTTGTAAAGACGATGATAGAGGGCTGTATATTTTTCATACAAAAAATAACACTCTTGTTCACAACGGTTGCTTAGTTCAGGTTCCTCTACTGTATTCTTGAGCTTTATCATACGTTCAATGTTATCTCTTAATAAAGTACTGTGCTTGAGCTCTCGGATAAGTTGGGTATTGTCGACCGTGTTGTTTTGTTTCATCAATTCGTGTAATTGTAATTTCTGAGAGTCGTTCATTTGTGTTTCTCTAGAAATTAAATCACCTTTTTTAACTCATGTCTATGTATATGAGCTGCACTTACAAAAAATACAACAGTGACACGGATGGACCATCGCATCTCTATCATCGAATGAACCAGATTGATTGTGCGATGAAAAAGTTCGGAGGCACAATACGTAAAACAAAACGGGTTAAACGTAGACCCAAGAAATCAAAAAGATATCTTAAAGGTTGGCATTAATCTTAGGCTTTTCGGCGCTTGGCTGTCTTCTTTTTAGCCTCCTTTTTAAACGCACCGAACTCACCCTTTCGCGTAAAGTATCCAGCCTTCTCCAGTCGCTTTTCCTTCTTTGCACGCAGACTCAACTTCTTCGAGACAATGTCTCCATGTTTATTCTTCATAAGTCCAGACTTGCGAACGCGACCGGCCGTCATTTCGGCAACCCCATGCATGACCTCTGCGCGTGAACCGTATTTCTTTGCGAACTCCATATATCATAGAACAAGAAATTAATTCATTAATTTGGTTAGTTTTGATAGGTCATAAAATAGGTATAGGTGGTTGTTCCTTGAGTATAAATGATATGAAAGTCTTCGGTTGAAGTGCTTTCTACATAAAAAGTGGAATTGTATACAGGATAGATAAGATTTTTAATACTACTTATACCTATACTACGCGTATTTTTCAAGGCATCCGTGCGATAGATGGTCACACTACCACTCAAGATAAAGGTATATTCTCTGATTTCTAGTTTAAAACGCATATCATAAATGCCCATATCTCCAATTTTTTGGGTACCCTGGAATAAACCTCCTATATTCATAATATATTCACTCGAAGTCAACGTAGTGACCGAAATTGGTTTAGGTACCGGCTCGAGTTGGACCGTACAGATAGAGGTATTTGGAATAATCGTCGGAGAAGTCATATCTTGATCATCGTATGATTTTTGATTAGAAAAGGCTGCGTCATAGACCAATAGACCATATCCTCCTCGATATCCTCCATCCGAAAGACCCTTACGCGGCCTGTAGAGAGAACATTCTCCGAAATCTCCACGAACACGAATACGGATGGTACCATAATAAAAGGTACATTCTTCGCCATTTGGACCTATGCCTAGAATCATATCTTGTACCGTTACTTTGTTGACTATTTTCGTAGAAATACTTTCAATCGAAATCCAATCCTGCTTGGACTGATTCAAGAGTGTAATCGGGATGTCTGATGTATTATAAATAGTATAGACGCCTTCTGCCATGGCAAAACGATTGTCTGCAAGATACGGTATCTTTTGAAACGTAAACGTAACCGGATCAACAAATGTTTGAGAGTCTAAACCATATCGGTACCCTACGCTAGTATAGATATAATCATCCGGCATGGCGGTCTTTAAAGATGTTTTGTTATATTGTATCATGAATAAACTTCCCATGTAACCATATTTGTCATTGTAGATCGTAATGGGTTCAAAAGAGTCTAGAATAGTGAGACGTATCAATCCGGAATGAAAGGTATAATCTCCATCCAAACCACTCCCTGCAAGAAATAACTGGTTCAACGTTTTCGTACCTCGATTATACTGAGACGAAACACCCACCGTTGATTTTTTTCTATTTAAAAAAGCAAGAGAATAATAATTGTGAAGGTAGATATAATAGACACCTATACCCAATTGATACTTGTAAGTATTTTTATATAAATAAACGTTATTATTAGAAAATTTCGTAGGGTCTGAAGAGATATATGGATCTATCATGATTTTTGGACCATACCATTCATAGACTATAAATTTCAGGTAAGATGTATCAAACGTTTTAAAGGTGAATGTGGTGATATCGTCTATGTTTAGTTTGTCTCGATTGATGAACAAATACTCATAAGAATAACCCCATTTTTCATAACGAGCTCCTTCAGCCGGGTCATCCTTATTAAAGATATACAGTTGAGTATTGGGGATGCTCTTTGAAATATACACTTTCATGTTTGATCCTGGCTCACCTGACGTGAGGTGATATCGACAGTCGTACGCAACACTATCCTTGTTCAAGGAGAGACAAAATGCTGTCCCTAGATTGGTAGGATCAGATAAATCAAAGGTATAAAAAACCCCTGTTTCAAAGATATAATTGTTTTTTATGTTTATAATGATAAAATAAGAAAAGTTTGCAATCCGTTTTGTCACGACTTTGAAGACAATTCCTGAATCTTCAAATGTTTCAGGTATAGGAGGTTCAGGCGGAGGCGTATTAAAGACAATGTTACGTTCTTCTGTGGACAATTGAGAGATCAACGTGTCTAACATCTGTAAAATCTTTGCATAGGTGTCCTTATTAATATTGGAAAGGGTTTTTACATAATGGTAGTAGAGTTTGTATTTGTATCTGAATAACAACAAACGGTTTTCTATATAGTTGAGACTCATGATAGTGGTATGTGTACTTTTGGTACGACTGTTATGATAACTGATTTTTCCATTTCCCATCTTTAACATCATGGCTTTCAACATTTTAGTAGACATTTTATTTTCAGAAAAGGTGATAACATCACATTTTTTTTTACATTTATCGATATAGATCGTATTGCTCATCTAATTATAAAATTGAATTATAATTTAATTTATACTTACACACATATAAAATGTCACTCGCGCAAAGTTACCAGAAGAAAACCGACAAGGAGCACATCCTGGACAATCCGGATACCTACATTGGATCGGTGGACATGCAGCGTGCCGAATTGTATGTGTTTGAAGCCGGAAAGATTGTTTCCAAGGAAGTGGACTACAATCCAGCTCTTTTCAAATTGTTTGACGAAGGAATGGTAAACTGTCGCGACCATGTGGTGCGTACCCAACAGAAGAAAAAGACAAATCCTGCAGTAGAGGTGGTGACGAGTATTCAGGTGACGATTGAGAAAAATCGTATTACTTTATTGAATAATGGTGAAGGGATAGATGTAGAAAAACATCCTACCTATGACACTTGGATCCCAGAACTTATCTTTGCACACCTTCGTACGTCGACCAATTACAACAAGGAAGAACAGAAAACGACAGGTGGGAAGAACGGTTTTGGGTTTAAACTGGTGCTCATCTGGTCGACTTGGGGGATGATTGAAACCGTAGACTCTGGACGCAAGTTAAAGTATACACAAGAATTCGAAAAAAATTTGGACATTATTCATCCACCCAAAGTGGTAGCCTGTGCAAAGAAACCGTATACCCAAGTTAGTTTCGAGCCTGATTACAAGCGACTTGGAATGGAAGGATTGACCTCTACTATGGTATCGCTCTTTCAGCGCCGGGTATATGATATCGCGGGTATCACGAGCAAAGAGGTCAAGGTAAAATACAATGACATACCCGTAGAGGTTAAGGACTTTCAGCAATATGTATCCCTTTATAGTGAAGCCGATAAGGTATCCGAGAGTCACGAAGGGTGGAGTTATGTGGCTTGCTTGAGTGAGGAGTTTCGACAGGTTTCATTTGTCAATGGTATCTTTACGTACAAGGGCGGAAAACACGTGGATTATCTGTTACAGCAAATCTTGAAGAAACTCACAGCCTATATCTTGAAAAAGAAGAAGATGGAGATTAAACCCTCTATCTTACGTGAACACATGACTCTCTTTATTCATTGTACGATTGAAAATCCATCCTTTGACAGTCAATCCAAAGAATGCCTCACTACACCCTCAACCAAATTTGGTACCAGTTGCACGGTTAGCGACAAGTTCATTGAAAAGTTGGCGGGTCTAGGTATCATGGAAAATGCATGTGAAATGGCAGAGCAAAAAGAGCTGAAACAACTCAAGAAAAGTGATGGGAATAAGTCAAAGACTATTCGAGGTATTCCGAAATTGGTCGATGCCAATTTTGCAGGAACGAAACAGTCGAAACAATGTACTCTCATCTTGTGTGAAGGAGACTCGGCCAAGGCGGGTATCCTCTCAGGGCTTTCACCAGCAGATCGCAATATTCTTGGTGTCTATCCCATGAAAGGGAAACTATTGAACGTACGCGGCGAGACTTTGCGAAAGATTAACGAGAACAAGGAAATTATTGAAATCAAGAAAATCCTTGGACTGGAAATTGGAAAAACGTATGAGACAATTGACGAGTTACGCTATGGAAAAATACTCTTTATGACGGACCAGGATCTCGATGGCAGTCACATCAAAGGACTAGGGATGAATGTCTTTGAATGCCTATGGCCATCACTCTTGAGGGTCGAAGGATTTATGGGATTTATGAATACGCCCATTTTGAAAGCATCCAAGGGTCAAAAAACATTATGCTTTTACAACGAGCAAGACTATGACCAATGGAAAGAAGAAAATTCTGGATGGAAGATTAAGTATTACAAGGGTCTGGGTACCAGTACAGGAGCAGAATTCAAAGAGTATTTTAAAGAAAAGAGGATTGTGGAATTCTGTACCCATGAAGACGATACCTCTACGATGGATATGTTATTTAACAAGAAAAAGGCAGACGAGAGAAAGACATGGCTTTCGTCCTATCAGCGAGACCTGAAAGTGGATACTCGTGACAAAAAGATTTCAGTGAGTGATTTTATCAACAAAGAAATGATCCACTTTTCAAAATACGATTGCGATCGGTCTATTTGCAACCTGATGGATGGTCTAAAAGTATCTCAGCGGAAAATCCTGTATAGTGCCTTTAAGAAAAACTTGACCCAGGAGATCAAGGTCGCACAGTTCAGCGGTTATGTTTCGGAACATAGTGGCTACCACCACGGAGAAGCCAGCTTGAATGGTGCTATTGTAAACATGGCACAAGACTTTGTAGGGTCCAATAACATTCATTTGTTTAGTCCAAACGGACAGTTCGGTACACGTCTCCAGGGCGGAAAGGACAGTGCGTCTGAGAGGTATATCTTTACCAAACTGGAAAAGATTACACGCAGTATATTCTCTATTCAGGATGATCCGATCTTGCAGTATTTGGATGACGATGGGTCCAAGGTAGAACCGGTGTTTTATCTTCCCATTCTGCCCATGGTATTGGTAAATGGTTCGCGTGGCATAGGCACTGGGTTCAGTTCGGAAATCCTTTGTTACCATCCGAGACAACTGATTGATTACATTCTTGCAAAGCTGGACCATCAACCTTTACAAACAGAGTTTGTGCCTTATTACAGAGGGTTCAAGGGAACGATGGTCAAGGAAAACGACAAGCGGTTTATCAGCAAGGGCGTCTTTGTACAGAGACAGAACAAGGTAGAGATTACTGAATTGCCGATTGGAACTTGGAACGAAGATTACATTCTTCATCTGGAGAAAATGGTGGATGAAGGTACACTCAAAGACTACAAAGATTTATCCACAGATAAAGAAGTGCTGATCAAGGTTACGACACAAGATACGGTTCAAGACCTGGACGAGCTTTGCCGGACTCTCAAATTGTATAG